TCAGCCAGTTAAAAGAGTTAGATGTGGCTTTTGACTGGCTTTATTATTCGACTGTGTCGAAATTGTGACGTGCTCACTATATTTGGTTAAATGTTGACCACTGAAATGAGCGTATTTCTGAACCATTTCTAATGTCTCCCATCCTCCCATTTCTTTCAACACCATGAGCGGCGTTCCACTTTGTGCGTGCCAACTTGCCCATGTGTGCCTTAGATCATGAAAAGTGAAATCTGTTATGCCTGAGTCAGCTAATGCTTTGTCATAACATTCCCGATAATAACCAGCTCTTTTCATTCCGTTATTAGAGAAAACATAGTCGCCTTCCTTTTCAATGCTATTGAGTATTTCAATGGCAACATCATTTAGAGGAACTGGTCTAGCTTTTCCTGATTTGGCATTATCAGCAGTAACATGGGCCACCCGTCTAGCCACATCAACACTTTTCCATTTCAGAGAAAGGATCTCACTTTTTCTCATCCCTGTTAGGAGTGCTATTGATACAAGATCTCTCATCCACTTAATTTTAATATTAGAGAGGAGTAGCTCGGCTTCCCACTGTTCTAGCCACCTAACCCTTACAGTCGGCTCTTTCATTCTGGGTATATAGGATGATTTAAGCAACCATCCCATCTTGTGAGCCAACGAAAAAGCACGCATAATAAATGAGCGGTATCTATTTTGCGTAGCGTTGGATAGCTTTCTCTTTGTTTGAGGGCTGTACAGTGGCAAAGAGTGAGCTATCTCATCGCTGGTTATGGTGGATATTTTTCTCCCCCTAAAGATCTGCAGAAAGTAGTCTGCATAAGCAAGTTTTACTTGGTATGAGGCTTGGCCTTCTGCGTCCTTTAAGGTGAGTAATATCATTTCTTCAAATGACCTATCAGGCAGTTTGTCTAACTTCTCCATCTGCCATAGTTCATGTTTTAACTTGTCATGATATTCCTGAGCTTTGACTTTATCCTCCGTGCAAGCAGATTTTCTAATTCTCTCTCCGCTTGGTGTTGCGACGTCAACCCAGTATTTTTTACCTCTTTTGTAGATCGGCATGCTTTTCTCCCACTACCGACTACAGCCAGCCGATAGACATTATTGTCGTTAAACTGCGCCTGTTCAAACTTTTTCAGGCTTTCCTTGTTTGCACGCCAAGATCCACCGACCTTAAACATGTAGTATTTTGATGGCTTTCTATATATGGTGCCTTTTGATAGATTTAATAGCTTTGAGTATTCTTCTACCGTGTAATACGAGTCATTCACCATTAATCTCCTTATCGATATTATTCACATACCAAATAAGCCAAAGTTTAGGCGTGAAATTTTTATGTTTATCTGTGAGTGTTAATTTAAATTTAGGCAGGTATTGATTAAGAATTAAAGTGCTTTGTTTATCGCTGAGTTTCTTGAGTTGTTTTAATTTATTGCGGCATTCACGGGCTATCTTCCTACGCCCATTTTCTAGTATTACATCATCCATTTTTTCGTTTATATTGCTCATGATCATCTCCACAATCTTTGCTGCAATATGCGCTATTAGTTGCTGCTGGTAATTCTTCGCACCAGACGCACATTCCATTTATCGATTTAATTATTGGAGGTCGATTTAACATTGCATTTTTTATATTTAATTCATTAAGTTCATTTGCTGAGTCGATAATATCCATAATTCACCTATGCTATTTTCCATTCATTTAATATTTGATTGCCGATATTTATTAATTCATCTCTATCAACAGTGTTAATTATCTTTCTAGGTTTAATATATGGCCGCCATATTAAAAGCATTGAGCCTTTATTGTTCCCATTTTTAGCTTTATCAGTTTCTGCTTTAATAAAGCTGATTCTTCCTCCTGTAATTAATCTCACTTCATCAACTGTTTCTAATGCAGAATTAAACCAACCTACGGATGTATCATTAGGAATTAACATAACTACAGGCTGTAATTGTTTTTTACATTGCTCGGCGGCTTTATTAATCCAAGGCTGAATTTCGCTGTACGGGGGATTCACCCAAATAGCGCCATAACTTTCCCAATCACAATTTAGTGAGTCGTCTTTTTCGGTGAGGTAATGAGTGCAAAGATGGTTATTTTTATCGGCGGCGGCATCTAAATAGAAACCGAATTCAGCGTCCAATGCTGTAAATAAAGGTAGGGGAGTTTGCCATCTATCACGCAATTCCTTTGGTGTGTGGCTACCTCCGTAGTCAGTCTTCATCCTTGCTATCACTTATATTAAATGGCAATCCGTCGGCTTCCATTGGCTTTATACTAGTAAATTCACATGGAATGATTAAACCGCCGAACTCTTGAACGAACATTAGCGCTTGCTTTGCCTGAAGAAATACATATTGTTTTGGTAATGCTATTTGATAAGTAACACCATCAATTAATACTAGCGTTGTCATTGCTTGAACTTGTTTCATTGATTAACTCCAAATCATTCTCTGGAAAATAAAAAGTAAAAATAAAATAACCCTCGATTATTTCCAGTAGATATGGGTAGAGCTCGTTGCTATAAATACCTATTACTGTCCCGGTACAATTAAATTCCTTAACATTAACCTTGTCGCCGACTTTAAATTTCATTATCATCCTCTAAGATTTCATTAATTGTATCTCTAATATCAATTAGGTCTTGTTTTGTCACATCCATATTCCAAGATGGAGTATTTAAAACAAAGCAATCCTTTGTTGTAGGTTCAATTTCAATGCAATCTCTATAGTTTTCTAATCCAGAATAATACTTATCTTTCATTCATCACCAACGTATTTAATTTTACCATTCATCATTGCGTCAATTATTGTTCGCAATTCCCAACACCAATAAGCAGACTCTACATGTATAGATAACTTGCCGTAGTCGTGTTGTTTGCGTTTAATAAATCGCTCAGCGGCTTCTTTGGTTAGATGTGAATTTACTGTTCTGTAATCCCATCTCCAGTAGTAAATATATGAGTCGTCAGTAACATCAATGATTGCGTTGGCTTTATCGTAGTCGCTTAGCATATCCCATGACCAGCCAGTATATCCCTCAGCCTGAGCGAGCACTTTACTTTCTACATCCTTATCTAACTCACTAAAGGCATCATTAACGTCATCGTAGTGTTCACCTTCACAACAAATCCCCACGTTATCGTCTTCACTCCCAGTGACGGCTACTTTCTCTCTTACAGTGAATATGGGGTAAGCAGTGGCATGGTAATTAACGCCTTCGCCTTGATTATGATGTTTAAGACGCTCAATAAAGTCATTCCACGTTTCGTTATTTAAATTATCGCCGTCCGCTAGTGATTTAATTTCGCTCATCTGAAAACCTCTCCGCACTTAATCTCAACATCCCGCACCTGCATTATCTGCATGGCACGGCTCTCGCATTCTTGCTGTGTGTATATTTGCTCTGTAACAGGCACAGCAGAACCCTGTATTAGCATGAGTAATACATATCCGATTATTTGCATGAATTGTTACTCTGAATTTTAGGTATAAAAACCCTGCTAGTGCAGGGTAAGGCTATAAACTTTGACAGTAATTATTGAAATCTTTTATGCATGAATCAATCTCATCTATAGATTCATCCAAGCTTAAAATACCAAGAAAGCTCAGTATGTTTTCTTTGCTGTTATCATAATGAAGTTTTAAAATTAAATTTTCAATGCATGTAGTTATTTGAATGCTGTGCTTGTATAGAAATTGATATTTCTCTGAAATATTTATATTAATTGATGCGGAGTTTGAGTATATAGAAGACAAAGATAAATTATCAAATTTAAACATTCGAGCATTATCTAGTGCTTCCCCCTCTGCATTATTTAAAATAAACGCATGTATATCATGACCACCAAGATATTCTACAAATGAATCGTTGTTTTTTTCTAATAAATCACGTAGATAAACTAGTTGACTGACTATTGTTTTTAGCTCCTCAGCATATGCAATAAATATATTTAGATAGCTAATGGATATATCTTTTTGCCTTTTCTTTTCTGAGTTTTCTGAGTCTTTTTTTTGCCACCAATAAACATAAATGGTAGCTAAAATACCAAGCGATGATAAAAAACTAAAACCTGATGATAGTTTACTTGAATAATCCATATCGCCGTAATAAATTAACGAGTACCCAAGGAAAAAAACGACCAAAATTAAAATAATTAAAAAAGCAGTTTTCATTGCACTGCAAAAACAATCCTCTTTTTTGTCAGACATAGCTCCCCCTTATTTAAATCAGGAATCATACCCACATCCATGTGACTAATCCACTGTCAAAATGCCTCCTTAGTTCGCCTTTTTGAACTCAATCACCCATACCCAATCGTTATTCATCCAGCTATCAATTCCGTATATGCCAATCCATACAGCGGCGAAGTCAGACGTGCATGAATTCAATTTCCCATCGAACCCTTCGGATTTGGCATCGCTTTCACTGATATCATTTACTTGCTGAATCCAAATATCAGTAATCTCAATTTTCCCTTTGATATTACCGTCCTTGTCTGCAAAATTGATAATGTCGCCAACTTGTCCGTACGGGCAATTATTAGCTAGAGTGTGACCAGGAACAGCTGGCATTGATTTACTATTCTTTCCCCATCCTGCTCCGTATACCTCCCACCAATTACCATTCAATACTGGCTGTATTTTCATCGGTCTGCGAGTCTGCGTTTTTCTGCCATCCATGACAGCGGCTAGCATGGCATCGTTAAACTTGATTCTGTCTTTCATCACTCCACCTTTTTAATATTTGCAATTGCCAATTCCATTTTATGACGTGCTGATGAATTAGATGAATGAACAATAATTTCAGGCGGTTTAAATCCGTTTAAGTAAACCTGTTCTTCTATCCACAATAAAACGTCATAGCCTGTACCGCGTTCGTCATCACCTAAATCATGGTCTAGGCTAATTAATTCAACCTCGCCAGTTTCCAGTAATTTAATTGCTTCATCAGGCCAGTAAACACGCACAAATCCTTTTGGTGTTTGGCGTTCATCATCGAGATAGACTTTCATGTTCATTCCTCAGGTTGTACCCACATATCAACAACATCACCCGTGAATTCAGCTATAATTTCTGCCCTTTCATCTTCAGATAATTTTTCCCATTCTGATTCTGTGTAACCAATATCAGTGCTACATGTAGAGCCTTGATTGTTCGTTCTTGCATATGGCAGCATTTGCTTACTCATATTCATTCCTCTTCATTGCATCCCTGCGAGTTGATTTATTCCTTATCCCAATCTGGATATAGCTTTACCAGTTCACGAATTAATGGTCTGGCATATTTGTTTGGGATGTTTATATAATCAAAGTTGGGGTTTCCTGTGTTTTCCCCTATTTCTAGAACGTCACTAAATCTTCCTATTCTTATTTCTTTTGCTTCGCCTTCAAATTCGATATCAATATAGCTATTTAATTTCATATCTATCTCCTGTTTGCATCCTTGCAAATATATCCTTTGGTTATCATTCGATTGGCTTTTCCCATTCGATGTAAGCGCAATCTTCTGCCTCTACTACAACATGCCCTGCGTTATCACACCCACAGCATTCAACCTTATCGTAATTAAACACTTTTTCATGGCTTCCTTCTGTGTGAATAATTACTTTATTGGAATGGCAAATTTCGCATAGATTAAATGCGTCAATCTCAATTGGCTTTTTCATGGTTATATCCTTTGGTTATTGGCTATCGACGAAGCATTGCTCGCAGCAATAAACAGTATCGCCACCCACAAAAACTTTATCGTCATTTAGTAGTTCTACATCGCAATAAGCGCAGTATGAGCAATCTTCCTTTTGCTCTTCTGTTAATTCTCTGTCCTTATATGGGCTATCGCACCAAGCCATAGTATCTCTCCTTTGGTTAAATCACATAAATAGCGTGGCGCGGGTAGGGGAGTCCGATAGGCGCGAATGGGATGTCATCTGAGAAGTCCATCGGTGGTTCGCTGTGCTGAGCTGGTTGCCTTTGCTGTGACTGCTGAGATTGTCGCGCCGGTTGTTGGCTTCCTGCCTGATTACCGCCGTTACCACCTAGCATCTGCATTGATCCGCCGATATTTACTACCACTTCCGTTGTGTATCGGTCTTGACCGCTTTGGTCTTGCCATTTACGCGTTTGCAAAGAACCTTCGATGTATACCTGACTTCCTTTTTTCAGATATTCGCCTGCAACTTCAGCTAACTTGCCGAAGATGCACACTCGATGCCACTCTGTTTTCTCGCGCATTTCTCCTGATTGCTTATCGCGCCACGACTCCGATGTGGCCAGTGTAAGATTTGCCACTGCGCCACCTGCTGGCATGTAGCGAATTTCAGGATCTTGGCCTAAGTGACCAATGAGTATCACCTTACAAACTCCACGGCTTGCCATTATTTTAATCTCCCGTTGTGGTCTCTTTTTCTGTTTTTAATGTTCTCCAGAGCGTGATGCCTTGCGTGTGATTCTCTGGTCATTAGTTGAAGGTTTTCTGGTGAGTTATTACTTCTATTGCGGTCTATGTGATGAACGCACTCATTCGGGATTAACTTTCTCCCTATTATTTTTTCCATAATTACAACGTGGGCTGACCTTCCTTTATTCTCGCCCATAGTTATTTCAATATATCCGCTAGGTTTTAGTGAGAATCCTTTTCCTATGCCAGACCTGCCTTTAGATATATTTTCCTTCCATTCTTTGGTGAATGTTCTTTTCTTTCCTAGAAGTCCTTTTCCGAGCTTGCCTTGCGATGACGCTAGCCTTATTGCATCGACTCTACTTCTGAGGATGTTTTTCTTTTTTAATCTGAATCGAATTGTTGATAGTGGGATTCCAGTTTTATTACTGATTTCTGTTATGCTCATTCCTGAGAGGTATAGTTCCACTTCATCCATAATCGCCGCCAATGAGAATTACCTTGTTTACTCCACGGCTAGCCATTAGCTTTCTCCATGTCAGATTTTGCGCTTTGGTAAACAGTTTCAAGTTTTTCTAGGCTATCAACATCATCTGTGAATTTATTTTTTAACCAGTTATATGACCTATCTAGTTGCTCTGGCGCCATTTCTCCCGATTTGCCAGTAAAATCAGATAGTAAATCAAAGTTTGTCATTAATTTTTTAACTCTGTGCTCGGCTCGCTTGCCACGTGACACAGAGAGCATGAATGATAGGTCACTTTCAATATGGCTCATGGCGTGAATTTTGATGCCACCGACTGCGACACCGCCAAATTTAACTGTTGGGTCTCCAACTAGTGTTATTGTTCTTCCAACCCATGAATGTCCGTCACTGCTCCAAGCGCCAATTAACACTCTGCGCATTGATTTTGATGGCTTATATGGGCGACCGTCATAACCAACGAGGTCAATAAATACTGGCTGATCTTTAGAGCCCTCTCTTACAGATTTGATAATTGCTGTTATTGGCGTTGATTGGACATCTTCAAAGTTAAGCTGATCTGACTTTGGAATTATTGTGCGCGATAAGTCCATTATAGAAGAACCTCATCATCTAAATATTCATCATCGAATAGGTAATTAGGAACATTGATTTCACTGGATGGAAGAACCACTCCCTCGGTTCGTAGTGATTCGTCATCAATGCATTCTTTAATTTTGCGCAATGCTTCGTGCATATGCTTATAACCAAGCTCCAGCGATTCCGTGCCGATGTAATACATGCAGTTGGTATAAGGCGGTTTATTTTGAAGCGCGAAGAAGCAAAACTGGTCTAACTCAATCCCTGTAGTTAGCTTTAATACGTACAGATAAAAGGCGGCTTGAATATGGTAGTGATATTTACCGAATGCCTGACTAAAACCTCTCTCAGTTGCATCCATGCAACTTTTGACATCAAGCGGGTAAGGGTGGGAGTCTGATAATCTATCGAACCGACATTTAATCCTTAAGCCAGTAATTGGGCATGTGGCAAACATTGATACTTCTGACTTTCCCTTTGCCGCCATGTAATCCATAAAATCGGTATTCATCCTTGCCGATTCAATCATCCGTGTGATTGTTTCTACTTCGCCATTTATTAGAATATTGTCGGCATTGTAGGCTTTCATTAATTCCTTATATTCCTTGGATGCCCGAGTTTTTATTTCTGGTTTAAGTATAAAATCCCTTTCAAATACTTCGGGCTCCAGCAATGCTGCATGAATTGCCGTTCCAATTTGTGCCGATTTACTTCCTTTAAACGGGTTAAAATATAGATTGGCAGGGCTAACACTAATTGCTTTAACTGATGTTGATCCTATCGCTTCATCCTTGTGATAGTCTTCATTTGAAATATTGTAATAAATGCCGGGGGTCATAAAGAGTACCTTTGTCTATGAGCGTCGTGCTCTTTTAGGCTTAAGCGAAGTGCATCCATCACTTCGTCGTACGCTTCGTCAGTCCATTGTTTTGTTATTCTTTCCGGAATCCTTTCCACTACATCTAGGGCTCGCTGACTATATTCCGCATCAATGGCATCCTGCCAAGCTGCGACATCCAATCGACGATCTTCCTGAGCGTCTTTTGTTGCATATGCGCTCATGCTGCCTCCTTGGCCATCTTCGCAATTTCCGTTTGCACCATATCCAATAACTCAGCTAGCGATCCATGCTTAGCTGCATGACTAATGACTTCTTCAAATGGGCTTTCCATAGCCAAAAATAGCGCGTCCGTGCCGCCGGTTACTGCTATTACATCGCGTGATTCGATGCTTATTTCACCGTCCTTGGTGTAGGCTCCTCCATGTTTAATTGTTACGGACATAAATGGCTCCTAATTCAAAAAAGACGGGAGTAAGATAAAAGTCATAACCACTATCGTTGCAAAGTATAACTTCCAACTTGGCTCATCTTTTTTTGTCTGACGCTTGCTTGCTATAGATGATCGAGTGGCTTGCGGTTTGCTTGGCTTAACCATGAATCCATCTCGCATTGCACGGTTATATTTCTGATTTGTATGCATGATTAATCCTCACGTATCTTTCGATAGCTATAGTTATTTGGGGTCTGGTGTTGGTGCGGTGGGTATTAGTAATTCATTGTCATGTGGGGGATTTGGTTGCTTGCAACTAGCTTAATAAATTCAGTTGCTAACTTTTCGTCAAATCCGTTACTGACTAAGGCTTTCAATGTCTCTTGATTAAATACACGGCGATGTTCTTTATCTTCTTGACGTTTGGCATCTTCCTGACGCTTGCGTTCTTCTTCTGCTAATCGCGCCTGTTCTGCTTCAAAAGCCTTCTTGCGCTCAGCCTCAATAGCTGCTTGTTTCTCTCGATCAGCTCGTGCCTGAGCCTCTTTAACTTCACGCTCTGCCTTTTCCTTGGCTTCTTTTGCTGCCTGCTCCGCACGTTGAATAGCCTCTTGCTTTTCACGCTCAGCACGTTCCTGTGCTTCTTTGGCTTCGCGCTCGCGCTGTGCGGCCGCTTCGATTTCTTTTTGTGCTTTGCGTTCGGCTTCTAACCTTGCTTGCTCTGCTACTTGTTTCTTCAGCTCTTCTTCGTGAGCAATACGCTGGCGTTCTGCTTCGGCCTTGCGCAAATCAAACAATTCATTCATCTGCAAGGCTTCTTCGTGGTCAAGTTCGATTTGTTTTTTTAGCGCTTCAGCTTCTTCACGAGCCTTTTCTTGCTCTTCCCATTCAGTGAGCGGCTTGCGGATATCATTACTAAGTGCGTCTAGTTCATCGCGAATTTGCTTACGGGCAGCATCTACTTTTTTTGGCAACTCTTTGAGTTTGTCTACAACAGCCTTGCCTTCTTTGTCGATGTACGTTTTTGTTTGTGCCACTGTATATGCTAGAGATGCGAAAGCTTTTCTATTTTTGGCAACGGTTAAATCTGGGTTCAGCTCTTTCCGCTCATCTTCCGCCCGCTGCTTGATTTTTTCGAGCATCTGATTGACGTTGTCTGGTACTGTAAATAAATCCAACGCCGTAGCTTGCTCAATTACGACTAATTCATTTGCCATTTTCTATGTTCCTTATGTGCGTATTCCTCACTATTAATAGCGATATGAATGATTAAGTGGTGGGTTACTGCTGACCGGGGGCTCTTGCGAACTTGATTATTGCTTTGACTCTTTTATCAAAATAGCTATATTCCTGCATTTCACGCAATCTAGAGCCGTCACCTAGAAAGTGATATCCATATAAATGTCGAGCCTCAGAAAGCGACTCAGCCATTACCTCATGAAGGTGACCTCTTATAATTAATGATTCACATCCACATCTAGCGCCGTGAGCGATCATTTTAGCTCCTTCCTTCGTGTGAAAATCAATTGCCTTTGTGATTGTCTCTATTGCCTTGCTATTGTCCATATCACCCCCTAAAGTTTAGCGACAACTTCGTCATAATTAACTTCAAAGTCTTTGCAGGTTTCTTTCAAATCGTTAAAGTTAATTGCGTGATTTAAGGCGCTAACTTCATCCTGAGTTAACTGCCCGTCATGGTAATCACTAAATCCAACCGATAACAATTTACCGCCTAGTATCTCCGTGCCAGCATTTACAGACGGCTCCTTGCCATCTTCATACTCAACTACGAATGTCATTTTTCCCATGTCATACTCCCTCCGTTATTAACTAAACACGATCCAAGCTGTTAACTTCATCCCATACGCACCATGCGGATTCGCCATCGGTTTCAATTAACCCAGAGTGACCGCAAATTTCACAGGTCACTTTGTCACCATCGTAAAACCAGTTATTGCTACCTTTTTCAGTTTCCACCGTTGCTTGTTCTGCACCGCATTTTTCACAAGGGCTTCCGAGTAGCGTCACGTTTTTGAATGTTTTCACTCTCTATCTCCTATCTATTAATCAACTAACCACAGCCCACAGAATGGACTCTGGTTAGTTGCTCGTCTTTCCGAGCTGTCATCACTCCACTGTTACACCTGTATTTCTCGCACATTCAACCTGACGTCTCAGTAATGTGGATTGCCCGTGTTTTACGGTCACCAGTTAAGGGAGGAGTGAGCCACCCATCAACACGTTAAGTTACCTCACCACAGCCCACCTTGATGGACTGTAATTAGTTAACTGTGCCTGCTTTTAACCACGTCAGGCGAGGTGGTTTCCTTCCTTTCCACAGTCAAGGAAAATTGATATATTGGTTATTCCACAGTCAAAATAAGGAATAACTTCATGGATGTAGGTTTATTTATTTCTTCGGTTAAAAATGCTATTGGTGCTCTTTCTACTGTTCAAACGAACGAGGTACTTAGAGAGCGAATCGCTTTCATCTACGAGCAAATTGAAGTAATTCAAAAAGCCAATGAAGCCACCGAGAAAGAACTTGCCGAGCTTAAAATAAAGAACCGCGAACTTGAGAAGGAAATAGCGAGTTATAGGGAAAAGGAGCAATTTATCCAGCACATGGGAGCGGCCTTTAGAAAAGACACCTCTGGCAACTACATTAGGGCTGTGTATTGTCCCAACTGTCTTAAAGCGGTCGGTAGTGGTTTTACTGATTTTCCTTACCATTGTAGCTTCTGCGGTTGGACGTCTGAATTTGAGTGCAGGGATTTAGAATCGGTAATGAAAACCCTGCCGTAACTTATTACTAAGCCCATCCGTGGGCTTTAAACTTTTAGTTTATCGCTGCCCATTCTCTAGAATATCTGCGATTAAGCAGCGCCATATCTACTGCCATTTTTCGAGTTACATCGCAACGACGGTTAACTTTTGCCATCGCCATATATTTACGCTGCGTTTCTTTATACTCTTGTGCGTGTAATTGAGCTGTTGTCATATCTATCCCCTCGCTGTGACTGAGTTATCACTCATAATCGGATTGCGTAGCCGTGGTTGCTTGTGTGTGTCTGGTGCTGTTGGTAATTTGCTTAACTCAATCACTACTCTGGCCATTGTTTCGAATGGGCATTCTGGTTTAATGATTGAGTCAATAATTTCTTCCACTGAGCGGCTTGATTTTTGCACTTCCTTCCTTGCTATTTTTCTCGCTAAAAACTCACCTTGCTTTTTGTACCTGCGAGATTTTGAGTTTTCTTTGGCGTGTAAAACAGTAATGTTTGCCATATTTGCCTCCTAAGTGATCTTTAGTGATTGGTGGTAGCGCACTTATCTACCATTCACGCTTAGCGGAGCGATGACCAATCCCAAAAACCACTCAGTGGTTGCTCTGAAAATTTATTCTGAGCGTTCCTAATTATTAAAGAGCATCAATTCCGTTTATCTTTAGGCTCCGTGCCGTTGATGCAATAATAATACTAAAGGTATTAATTAAGGTCAATACTAATACTATTAAAATAAATACTAAAAGTATTAATGTGATGAATTCAAAGGGGATTTATTTGTGAAAAATATTATTGATGTGATAAAAATCACAAGAAAATCACACTGGCGGGGAATTGCAGGCACAAAAAAGCCCTCGCGGGGAGGGCTGTTGTTGTTTTATACATAAAGCTTAATCATCTTGGTTATTGTTTTTTTTATTGTGTATAACCAATCGTTCTGGAGCACTATGCATTTTATCTATCATAAAATACATCCCAAGAATTGTTGTATAAATAATATTGCATATAACTGATATATATATAAACACTAGACCTATTTTCAACCAAGAAGCCTTTAATAATTCAAATTGCCCTAAGTTACCTTGGACTAGTTGTATAGCTCCGCCAGCAAAATACATCATTATGCTCATAAAGGCTAAATAACCAAATAGATAAGAAAGGAACTTTCTTCTAGTTAACTCATCCCCTTTCAGTGTTGGGGGATCTCCTTTCATTACATCATCCATACCATCTTTTTGGAATGTAGATACAGCGGCCATAGATGCAATATAAAATCCTGATAATATTTGTAAAATCCCATTTACGACGGAAACTAAGCTATCTTTACCTATTAAATTTACTTTGTTAGGTAAAAAACAAATAACTAGAGTTATTAGCACTGAAGTAATTATTGGCAATACAAAATCAAAGTAACGTTTTTCAGGGTGGCTTATGCGAACATATGATATTGGTGTAAACAGCTTTGAAATAACATACATAACCCCTCCAATTTTTACTTATTAAAATACCCAACCATTTTACTGATTAGCTCATCATGGAATTTCTCTTGGCAGATTTCTATAGGTGTAGCTAAAATTACTTTGTCTCTTTCTGCTAGCTGCGCAGCTGCAATATCTTGAAGGCTGAGAGCCTTATCTATATTCACAAAATTGGTTGAAGTTCTTCTATTTATATCTCTATGTGAGATGCGCAAAGTAGTATATTCCATACCTCGTAGTGTATCACATATATCCTTCAAGTATTGTAAAGCTTTGTTACCAATGCCAATATTTGTCGATAGCCTCAGTGTTTGCTCTTCAATTTTAATTTTATTATTACTATCAATGTATTTTTGTTTATAGCTTCTAACTGCTACTAGTCCACATACCTTACCTGTGGACAACTGTTTTCCTAATGTTTTCTCTGCCGCAAAATCAATCTTAAACATAGGTCGGCATTTTAGCTCTTTTTTATTATTGCCACGATGAAATCCAAAATGATTATCAGATAAAAAGCTATTCAATGCTTGCCCTATTATCGCACGAGTGATTCCTGGTATCTCTTCTAACATCGCATCATAATGGTTTGGAAATGCCTTGTTATTAGGCTCTTTCTTTACAACCAAGTGCGCTGTACAACCTAAACCTTCGCCTTCTTGTTTTTTAGCAACTCTCCTACCCCCTGTTTTTATATTTGTGAAAGCAGGGTCTGAAACATCTTTGTTAGCATACTGAAATAGCAGAAATAAGTAGTTATCATCCTCTTTTATTGATAATAACCTAATTCCAGATCTCCCCTTATTCATTTCATAAATCATATCCTTACGACCACTTATTGATTCAGCGCTGTCCTTGTGCTCCCTAATAAGTAAAGGTATACATTCTTTTAATGGAATATTGGGAGCATCTGCAGGATAACTGTTAATGCTGATAACGCATTTTATAACAAATCGCTCATTATCACCGAGGAGCATAAAAAATCCTTAATTAAGTAAAACCGTATAAACAAGCAGATCACCAAATGAACTATGCTTTTATTTTCATATAAATAACATATTTATCTGGTGATAACTAAGGTATATGTTTGTTTAAAACCACACACTAAAACGTGTCGTCAGGCCACTAGACGAAACGCATCATCATCTGTACAACAACGCCTATAACCTTGCAATTTCCATTGATTGGCATCATTGGCCATGCCGGATTTAAACCCTTCAAAAACTTCATTCCGCCATCAATGATCAGCTTTTTAAAGGTTGCTTCATTGGAGTCAGTTAATTTAGCTATAACTAAACTTCCATTCATTGCATCTCGGCCTGTATCAACTAGAACTAGAGATCCGTCAGGAATGCTGGTGCCTGTTGGGGAAGTCATTGAATCACCTTCCACGCGCAGCCAGAATGCGGCGCCCTGTACGTGCATTTCGGACTCATACCACTCGTCTATCTGATCTAGCGTGTATGCTTCACATGCATCATTCCAAGCACCTGCTTGGACAAGACTTATGACGGGATATTTTGGTGACGGTTTGTATGGTCTGGGGCTAGATACATTAGCGGTTAATGCGCTCGTGATCATCTCTGCTTCTTTTGCCAGTGTAGGGCTAAATTCTTTTATTGGAACTTGCAGCAAATTAGAAAATACTGATGCTATCTGAACGTTAAGCGGATTTCGTCCATTTAGATAATGGCCAACGCCCCCCTGACTTATTTCAAGCATGTCAGCGATTTGTTGCTGAGTTATCCCCAGAGTTTTTTTCTTCGACTCATACAAAGCTTTCAAACGTTCCGCATCATTAAGCTGTTCTGTCGTCAGTTCTTTTTTCTTGCTCATAATATTAATTCTAATACCAAAGCTATTAGTAGTGTTAATACCATTTGTATTGACCTTTATTAATACTTTTAGTATTATTGCGAGGTGGAATAAAAAGGAGATTTACCATGGAAAGAATTCCTTTGTCTGAGTATGTGAAAAATAACAGTCAGGAAAAAGCAGCATCATTAATTGGGGTTCATCAGACCGCGATTAGCAAAGCCCTCAGAGAGGGGCGAAATATTTTATTAACAACAACAGAAAATGGCATTCAAGCAATAGAAATAAAGCCATTTCCAAGCAACAGAAAATAACTATCATCGCTCTTTAACATCATTAACCTGCTCAGAGTAAATTCTCAGAGCACACTCAACTCACAGGATCGTGAGCAACGGACTAACTGTTTTTCTATGAAGGAATATAAACAATGGACTACGCAAAAAATATCAAAATCACATGTAAACCAGAAATTCTCGAAACTTACTTTTTTAAGAGAATGCTAGATGAAGGTAATAACGCATTCGCTAGTGAAATGGGAATACATCCAACAGCATCGAGCCGAGAAAAGAATCGGATATTCAAACTAGCCTGCAAGGCAATAGCTCATTACGGGCTCCCTGAGGAGGCTGTATCAATTCCTGAGAATTCTAGAAGCGTAGTGATTGAAGGTGACTATGCAGAAAGGTTAATTCAGGTTCTGGAAGGAAAAGGGAAGCTAAAAAGAAAAACCTCAAAGGCGGCAACCGATGAGGCTCAATTAGATTTGAAACTTTAATTGTTGTTACTAACAAAACGACTGTATCAATAACCAGTGATTATAACAAGGGAAATTTATGGTTTCCCTTTTTTGATACAGCAAATCAATAAAGGAATTATATCATGAAAAATAAGCGAAATCATGACTTTAATTATCATGCTGTGCATAAAAACGTCATGCGTGATCGGGCTAATCGCTCGGTCACTGAGCAGGGAGCTAAGGCACTCAGGTCAGCATTGGAAGATGCAAAATTACGGCTTGAGCATCGTCAGGAAGTCACAGGAGGGAAACAGCATGGGTAACGTTGCATACGCTGATTTTGGCAACCAACGACAGCAAGAGAGGCCGAAAGTGGCAAACCTTGAAGATGGCTATACCAGAATTGCTAATGACCTTCTTGAGGCTGCTATGTCGTCTGATTTGACGGCTAGGCAACTAAAAGTATTTCTGGCAATAGTTAGAAAAACATATGGGTTTAGTAAAAAACTGGACCGAATCACAAATACTCAAATAGCTTCAATGACAGGCATTCATCACACTCATGTATGCAAGGCCAAAAATGAAATGATAGCTATGAATATTGTTATTTCATCAGGTAATCAAATAGGAATTAACAAGGCATTCAATGAGTGGAAATTTGACATTAGCCAATCTAGCGAAACATTAGCCAAGTCAGCTAATGAAAGATTAGCTAAAGTAGCTAACAAGGATAAGCCAAGTCAGCTAAACACAAAAGAAACTCTTTCAAAAGAAAAGAAAGAAAGTAATACACCCCTTACCCCTCAAGAGGTGAAAGGGGGAGAATTGACTAAACCTTCTAAGCGAAAATCTCAACCAGTTAACTACGACGAATATCTCAATGCCTACAACGAGGAAGTTGGAGATAGATTACCTCACGCTGTTGAAGCCAATGAGAAACGTAAAACTCGGATCAGGAAAATAATCAAAAACCTCGCAACGCAAAATGTTGATGGGTGGCGGGCCTATGTTCGAGCCTTTGTGAGAATGGCTAAGCCATTTTATTTTGGTGAAAATAATACAGGCTGGACCGCAGATATTGATTATTTACTGAGAGACACAACTCTGACAGGGGTTCGTGAAGGGAAATTTGCTGACAGGGGATTCTAATGGTCAACAACCAAATCGAAGCTAGCGTGATCGGCGGCTTGCTACTCGAAGGATTAACACTCAACGCATCAGATGTGCTAGCCACCTTGAAACCTGAAGCATTCGGATCTCATTTCTACCGTGAAGCCTACAAAGTTATCCAGAAGCAAGCCAAGACTCGAGGCATGATTGATTTAATGATGGTTGCCGAGGCTATGGGCGATAAACATTTCGCCGATATCATGCAAGCTGCTAAAGACTGCCCAAGCGCAGCAAACTTGAAAGGCTATGCTTCGATGGTAGCCGATAATCACAACCGGCGTGAAATGATTAGTTTGATGGATCAGCATCGCCACGTTATCGAATCAGGAACAATTGACGCAGCAGCCGAAGCAATGGACCAGCTCATCAAAAAGGCCAATGAGCTACGGGCCGCTAACGATGAGATTAAACCTGTTCACACCAAGGACCTGATAGCTGATTTTACAGAGGTACTGGAGCAACGCCTAACCAATGGCGATGAATCCGACACGCTAAAAACAGGTATTCATGAGCTTGATGAAATTACAGGCGGCATTAACCCTGTTGACCTAGTGATTATCGCTGCACGTCCTGCAATGGGAAAAACAGAAATGGCTCTGCGGATCACCGAAGGAGTAGCCTCACAGGTTGATAAACAAACGGGCCGAAAAAAAGGCGTTTTAATTTTCTCAATGGAAATGAGTTCTCGCCAAATTATTGAGCGCCAAATTGCTGGAGCGTCTGGCCTGTCAGTTTCATCACTGAGAAACCCTGCAAAAATGGACGATGAAGGATGGGCTAGAGTTTCAAGTGGAATTGGGCAAGTTCAAGATTTAGATGTTTGGGTTGTTGATGCTAGTAAGTTAGATGTGGACCAAATAAGAGCCATAGCAAAACGCCATAAGCAGCAATACCCAGCACTAGCACTAATCCTTGTCGATTACTTGGGTCTGATAGAAAAACCGAAAGCAGAGCGTAATGATTTGGCTATCGGTTATATATCTTCAAACCTAAAAGGCATGGCTAAAGAGCTGCTAACCCCAGTTATCTCACTGAGCCAGTTATCTCGTGAAGTTGAGAAGCGCCCTAACAAACGGCCTACCAACGGTGACCTACGGGATTCAGGCAGTATTGAGCAAGATGCGGACCTGATCGTCATGCTTTATCGTGACGCGGTTTACAATGAGAACTCATCAGCGGCCCCATATGCTGAAGTGATCGTAACTAAAAACCGATTTGGGAAAACAGGGACCGTGTACCAGCGATTTAAAAATGGCCACTTTATGGATGTGGACCAGATGGAAGCCGCTAATGCTTGTCTGCAAAGCAGTAAACCCCAGCAACGCCGATTCCAAGGCGCAGACGTGTAACACACCAAATCATAAGGACTTCTAGGATGGAATTAAATAAACGAGAGCAAGAAATAGTCATTGAGTTATTAGAGCAATTATTCCGAGATGGTTTCGGTGACGAAGAGGAATGCGCACTATACGAGAAGTTAAAGGGCGAGGTGTTGAGTGATGAAAGGAACAACGTTAACAGAGGGGCATCTAATGCAGGGAACTAATTGGGTTAAGGTGAGTGATAAATTACCTAACGACGAAACTACTGTGCTGGTTTTTTCTAAAGGTTATATCTGGATTGCTGATGTTGATCATGGCGGTCAGTTTTATCCCGACGAATGGAGTTATGGCAGAGATATTATTGCTGATGAAATAACACACTGGATGAATTTGCCACTCCCACCAATGCCAGAGGGTGAATGATGAAGATAAAACGCAAAGTTCACAATAAGCTATTTCCAACTCGTAAATTGGCATTCTACCAGCATTCAAAAGTAGATGAATGAAACTCGCTAGAGTGCTACATGGACAAGTGGTTATTAGTTATTTTGTTCATACCGATTGTTGTCATTGGAACGCTAGTAGCTGGATTTCCTACGGTATTCAAAGAGGCGACGATTTATTTCAATAAACCATATTCGGTTGATAGCCTGACACTTGCAGAAGTTGAATCCATTAGGTTGGAACAGGAGAGCTAACAGTGACTAAATCACAAAGAGAAAAACTAAGGATGTTATTCGGTGGAAAGTGCGCCTATTGCGGATGCGAGCTTGGAGAGAAATGGCACGCCGATCATGTTGAGCCTGTTATTAGAGTGGATGGTTTAATGGTTCATAAAGATAGGGATACAGAAGAAAATCTAGTCCCAGCGTGCCATGCTTGTAATCTACATAAACATAGCCACCCACTTGAAAACTATCGAAGAATAATTGATGACGGAAGGAATGAATTTTTACGCTCAGGAAAAGGAAAAGCATTAGTGAGAATGGGGCTAGTTGAAATGAAGCATGACCCAATTGTTTTCTATTTTGAGCGTTATCAGAAGGAGATCTAACAGTGAGTGATAAGCCGATTAAAATTCGAATTCTCATGCCCGGTCTAGGTTTTTACGAGCGAGAGGTTCAAGGTCAGGATGGTGACTATTTTGTCGCAAACGAAAAGGGTCACGTTTGGTGGCTGGATGATATGGCGAATGACGGCATTCAATGGGAGTTTGTGAAATAGGAGGCTAACTTGGAAGCAGATTTCCTCTTCCACGAATCAACCAAAACCGCAGCATGGCAACACCTCAAAGAAGCTCTAGCAACAAACCAACCACACCGAATCATTATCAAGCCTTGGAAGTCCACTCGATCACTATCTCAGAATGCCACTTTCCATATGTGGTGCGGAGAGATAAGTAAATATCTGTGTAAGAACAAGTCTAATTTCACGCCTGATACCGTCAAGGAGATGTTAAAGCATACATTCCTAGGCTATGAGGTCACTGAAATGATAGACGCCACTACGCAAGATATAGAGCGCGTCAGGACGCTACGAAAAACATCAAAGTTAGATACAGGTGAAATGTTCCACTTCATGGAGCAGGTCGAACGCTGGGCGGTAGATATTGGTTGTTTCGTGACAATCCCACATACAAGCGAATACATGAAACTCAAGGAGCAGCAAGAGAGATGAATAAAAACAAAATTGCACTGATGGGGTTTGCTCTATCAATGGTTTCAATGGCAGCACAGACGGCATCATGGGCTATCAACCATGGTCGCAGTTGTTACAGTTACCCCATGTCCACCAAGCGCATCACAGGTCACGCAAAGATAAACCGAGCAGCCAAGAAGCGGAGGAATAAAAAATAATGGCAAAGCGAACTAACGCACTTGAGCAAATGAAAAAGTGGATGGAAGTGATTCCTCAGTGCTTACAGCCGCAGGGAAAGCAAGCTGACACCGAAGAGCCCAAAGAGAAGCCAGAAGCCAAGAAGCGGAGGGCGAGTAAGTGAGCGAAGAGCGCAACGGAATTTATCTCAGAATCGATGGTGATCGGTATGGGCATATTTGGGTGGTTGGAGACATTCATGGTTGCCTTGATTTACTGAATGATAAGTTGCAACAAATTGATTTTGATAAAGAAAAAGATTTATTAATTTCAGTGGGTGACTTAATTGATAGGGGCGATCGTAATGTCGAATGCCTAGACTTGATTAATGAAAAATGGTTCAGGGCTGTGCGTGGCAATCATGAGCAAATGGCTATTGATGCTTTGTTTAATGGCACTAACGATAGGGTGTGGATGGCTAATGGTGGAGCTTGGTATTTATGGATTGATCCAGAGCAGGAAATATTAGCCAAGCAACTCATAAAAAAGTGTGAGTTATTGCCACTCATTATCGAAGTAAACACTGATGGCAAAAAGACGGTCATTGCACATGCTGATTATCCATCCGATGAATACGCGTTCGGCAAACCAGTAGATGAACAGTATGTAATTTGGAGCCGTGAGCGTATTGGTGACGATAACGTGCGTGAAATTAAAGGCGCTGATCTGTTTCTATTTGGGCACACACCAATGATTAAAGGCACAGTTAAGCGAGCGAACCAAGAGTATATCGATACTGGCGCAGTGTTTGGCTATGGGCTGACTACGAGGCAGATAAAATGATTAGAACCCGACACGTGATTTTATTCTTTTCGATTGTCACTTTAGCGATGGGGTTTATGTATGGCTAAACCAATACGGCGGCGATGTGCAATTTGCAGAAGTTGGTTTCACCCAAAGTATGACAATATCGAGTGGTGTAGCCCAGAGCATGGAGCTGAACTAGGGGTAAAGCGAAGGCAAAAGGATTACGAAAAAGCACAGGCTAAACTTAAAAAAGAACGTCAGAAAAAAGAAAAAGAATCCCGCGATAAACTCAAAATCAGAAAGCTAGCAGTAAAACCCCTCAAATACTTCACGCAGCAAGCTCAGAACGCATTTAACGCCTACATCCGATATAGAGACCTAAACGAACCTTGCATCTCCTGTGGGCGATTTCACGAAGGCCAATATCACGCTGGACACTACCGAACCACTGGCGCAAATCCTGAGCTTAGATTTAATGAGGACAACTGTCATAAGCAATGTGCCCCATGCAATAACCACCTTTCCGGCAATATCGAAAAATACACGCCTAATCTGATAGAGAAAATCGGACAGGAGCGATTCGATATTTTGATGGGATTTCATGAGTTACCAAAGTGGAAGCGCGAGGACTATGAGCGAATACGGGATCACTACCGGAAGAAATTGAAGGAGCTGAAAGATGTTCACTGACATAGACGCAGCAATTGAAGAGGCTAGATATCTAAAGCAACAGTTCAAATTTGATTATGCGGTGGTGCAGAAAAGTGGGCGTGAAATGAAGATCGAAACTAATCACAGGGCTGAAAAACACCATTCCCTTGCAATTATGTTCAGCACAAAAAGCGACAGGCATCACACAGTATTGCCGGAGGTAAGATGAGCTACATCGGGGAGAAAGAGCTTACAAAAGAGCAATTAGATTATGTTGATAATTTGCTTGAGTTATGGGGGGCGTGGGTTCATTCAGGGCGTTTAAATATACGCATGATCAATATGATTTATAAGTTCATGAAGACGGTTGAGCCGGATAATACCCCAACCAGACCGATGTGCAGTGACGATGAAGGAATGTTGATTTCTCAGGTCGTAGATTCAATCATCGCCACAGATGAACGGGCTTACAAGATATTACTTAGTTACTATGCGTGTGGGGCTTCCAAGCTTTCGATAGCATCTTACTACCACTCAGTCGCAAAACCCCGCAAAATGAACACAAGGTCAGGAGGCAGGGTAAAAGTACCATCATTGCGAACATGCCGACGTGAAGTTGACGAAAAGCTGAAAGCTTGCCAGTGGTTATTGTATGATCCTCTTCGAGATGCAATGAATAGTCGTAAACGTGTAGCTAAAGTCAGAAAAATAACAGAATTTTGTTATTGACAGTAATGACCAAATGGACAATACTTATCAGGTAAGCTGCCTTAACTGTTCTTAGGTTGGCTTAACCAGATTAATAGAGCCTCTACTCCGGTAGGGGCTTTTTGCATTTAGAGGTTTATATGCTTGATGAATTTGAAGGATTTTAATTCCCCCGAATTCGAGGGAATAAACCGAACGTGGTAACAACGGGCATATCGCCTTAGTAAATCCCGACTGGTGCATGAGTAACGTTCCATGCCGTTAGCCCACGAAACGGGCATTAATTCCAACTACCGCAAAATTTTAGGTAGTTCAAAATATCGTACAGCCTGAACTTCATCAGGATAATATTCCAAGAGGTCGCCTAGTGCGGCCTTTTTCGTATGCGCCGACCACAGAATCAATCACATCACATTCACATAAGATCTGTGAGTCGGCATCTCATTAACTAAATTCCTCCAACAGGAGGCGGTATGGCACAAATGGAAGACGAAAAAATTAAAGTCACCGCCACGGCGTGGGGTGTCATATTCGCCATCTCGCTGTATGGGGGCTTGGCCAGATATATCATCGAGAACAAACGCAATGGTTATCGCTGGAGCTGGCTCGGCGCAGTAATGCAAATGATGGTATCTGGATTCTCTGGAATTATGGGAGGGGTGTTGTCTGTCGAGTTAAACGCATCCTTCTATTACACGGTATTTGCAGCAGGAATGTGCGGCGCGATGGGATCGCTAGCGCTGGATTTCTTTTGGGCTAAATATTCAGGAGGTAGAAAGTGACATTAGGTGAAAAGCAACGCAAGTTTACTCGAATGATTGCAGATTTAATTATCTTCGCATATGACAACGGCTATGAGCTTACATTCTCAGAAGCGTATCGAACACCAGAACAAGCGGCATTAAATGCTAAATCTGGCGCTGGCATTAAAAACAGCCTGCATACTCAACGTCTAGCGGTTGATTTCAACCTATTTAAAGATGGCAAGTACTTAACAGCATCAAGTGATCATAAGTTACTAGGTGAGTATTGGGAATCCATCGGTGGTACGTGGGGCGGTCGATTCAAAGATGGTAATCACTATTCGTTAGAGCATAACGGCGTGAAGTGATATGAAATGGAAAGAAATTGTCATATTTCTAGCCGCTGCTCTGGCGCTAGGTTGGTTTATAAATAGCTTAATAGATAAAAACATTGAGCTAAGAGAAAAACTTAACGAGCAGATAAAAATAACCACAGACTACGAAAAGCGCATTAACTCCCTTCACGCACTCGACACCAAACACACAACGGAACTCACAAATGCAAAAGCTGAAATTGACCAGTTGCGTATTGCTGCTGAGCGCAGTCCTGAGCGGGTGTACATCAGAGCCAGTTGTCCGAAAGGCGAAAGTAATTCAACCGCCAGCTTGGATGATGGAACAACCGCCAGACCTGCTGACACCGCTATCGGAAATTATTGGTTACTCAGACAACGAATCGCAGAGTCCAAGCAAATGATACTTGGTTTGCAAGATTACATTAGAACGGAGTGCTTACGATGAACGAACAGGCTTCAAAGGTGCTTGCTGATTTACTAGAAAAAGCATCTAACGGTATTGATTCTGCTGTGGCGTTTAGTCAGGCGCAATTACCTGATGTGATTAGTCAATTGCTGATATGGAATTTTACGCAGTCATTAGTCAGCTCGATTCTTGGGATTTTGCTATTTTGTTTTTTTCAGTATGTGGCGTGGCGATTGTTTAAATACTGCAAAAAAACATGGGCTGCAAATGGTGATGATATTTTCGATCATCCTGAGCTTTTTATTTATGCGACAGGATACCTTTTGTCATTTATTGCTTTGACTTGGGTTAATTTAACATGGCTTAAAATTTGGTTGTCACCAAAGCTATATCTTATTGAATACGCCGCCTCCTTGATTAAGTAACCAACAAGAAAGCAATACGGGAAGTTGAGGCGCACAAAAATAAAATAGCCCCAGCTATCGGGGCAAGGCGAGAAAATAAATTGAATACGCGCTAAGCATATAGACTTATTTTTTAATATTTGAGTTTAATTGTAAGCAAATACGGAATAGAGCATACAAAAATGAGCCTCTGAGAAATCAGGGGCTTTTTAATATCTACAAAAATCGCATTTCACCCTGTGCCACGCTCGGCACATACACACCAAAGAACCTTTCAGGATAAGCCTTGAGGATAACCAGTAGTGGTTTGGTTAACCCTCTTTGGGCTGGTTACTCCTGAGCGCAAGGTTTATCTCTAAAAGGAACTAACTAATGACTAAATTAACTGTCATCAATAATGCTATATCTGAACAACCAACTATGACCAGCTTGGAAATGGTTGATTACATCAATGCTGATAGAAAAGCAAAGGCTGAAGCAAAAGGTTTAAACTTCCCATGCAAGGAATATAAAAAGCTTTCACATAAAAACTTTATGGCAAAAGCGCCAAGGGTTTTAGGTGAAAGTCAATCAGCTAAATTTTTAGCCGATTACATTGATAGCAAAGGTCGGTCATATCCATGCTTTAAATTCCCAAAACGAGAAGCTTGCCTAATGGCTATGAGTTACAGTTACGAACTTCAAGCACAAGTATTCGATCACATGACAGAGTTGGAAGCTGAATCAGGATTTGGATTTACCATTCAGCAATTACAACACATGCTAGCCGTGGCGAGAAAAGCTTCTGATGAAGATTCAAGCGATGCTGGTCGCCGATTGCGTAAAAGGCAAGATGATTTGGTTATATTAAATCGCGCTGAAAAGTTGATAGGTGATATTAGCCAAATGGCGCTAGGTCTAGTCGGCGGCGGCAAGTTGCTAGCCCATGGTAAATAAACCTAATTACGCAAGCTCAAAAGTGAGCCCATTGATTTTACAGATGAATAGGTCGCTCAGCGGCCTTTTTTATTGGGTGGAATATGAAAACAGGAACACTAGCATTACAGATTTCAGTGAAATTTAAGTGGTGGGTCAATCCATACATATCCACCTTAAAACTATTTTGCCTAACGCTTGGTATTGAGCCTGACTACGAAAAGGTAGGTGAGTTCATTGCTAAGCATGGGCTTATTACAACGAAACACACAACAATAAGGTAAAGCATGAGTGAATTAGAATCACATCAAAAAATCCGCTTAGGTCTACTTAAGCTAACAGGCAACAACACCGCAGCTACCGCAAAGGCTATCAAGCTCATTGACGACGACCAGCTTGAATATGAGTTATTTGTGCAACTGTGGAATAGCAACAACGGCAACTTTGATAACGGCAGCGGAGACACGCTAACTAAAGTCGATTCCGTCTATCAACGAGTGCAGGAAACAAAGAAAACGTTATTCAACGATGAAGTAGCAGAATAACCAATCACAAAGCTCATCATGGTGGGCTTTTTAATTTGTTATGAGGGAAACATTATGGGACAGCAATCAAATCAGGTTGGATGCCCTAGCAAACTGACTGATGATCTAATCGCTAAGGCAAAGGAATATCTATATGGCGGTTATAAAGAAAATGAAGGTCAGGTAATACCAAGTATTGCAGGGTTGGCGTGCTACTTAGGCATTGCTCGCTCTACTGTTTATGAATACGCAAAGCAGGATAGTGACCTAGGTCATGAGTTTTCGGACACGTTAGATGGAATTATGGCTTTCCAAGAAATGAAGCTGATCAATAGTGGATTATCTGGTGATTTCAACTCAACAATAACTAAGCTAATGCTTGCAAATCATGGCTACAGTGAGAAGCAGGAAGTCGATCACCGGTCATCGGATAACTCAATGTCGCCAACAAAAATAGTTCTGGTTGCCGGAGGTAGTAATGACGGTAGCGAGGATTGAAATACCGCCTAAATTAATCCCAGCATTCGAAGGTGACTATCGCTATCGCTGCTCGCATGGTGGGCGTGGTTCTGCAAAGACAAGAACATTCGCACTAATGACAGCTATTCGTGGCTATATGGCTGCGATGAATGGTCAATCTGGCGTAATACTTTGCGCTCGTGAGTACATGAACTCACTTGAAGAATCATCCATGGAAGAGGTTAAACAGGCCATTAGGTCTGTACCTTGGTTAAATGATTTCTATGAACTAGGTGAAAAATATATTCGCACTAAGTGCCGGTCAGTTAACTATGTGTTCGCAGGGCTCCGGCATAATCTGGACAGCATCAAATCCAAGGCGAGAATATTAATCGCATGGGTAGATGAGGCTGAGTCAGTATCAGAAATAGCGTGGACAAAACTAGCGCCTACTGTTCGTGAAGCTGGCTCTGAAATATGGGTGACATGGAACCCTGAGCGAGACGGTAGCGCGACAGATAAGCGATTTAGGAAGAATCCACCCGATAACGCCGTCGTTGTTGAGATGAACTACGATGATAACCCGTGGTTCCCGTCTGTGCTGGAAGATGAACGGCTAAATGACCAAGCCAGATTAGATGACGCTACTTATGCGTGGATATGGGAAGGCGCTTATCTTGAGAACTCAGACAAGCAAGTATTAGCAAATAAATATGTCGTTCAATCATTCCCTGATGACCTGTGGCAGAAAGCAGATCGATTACTTTTCGGTGCTGACTTTGGTTTCGCTAAAGACCCAAACACGCTTATTCGTATGTTTATCTTGGATGACTGCCTGTACATCGAGCGCGAGGCTTACGGTGTAGGCGTTGAACTTGACCATATGCCAGCTTTTTACGATGAAATACCAGAAGCGCGTAAGTGGCCAATCAAAGCTGACTCCGCACGACCTGAAACTATCAGCTATTTAAAGCGACAGGGCTTCAATATATCAGCCGCTAAAAAATGGCAGGGTAGTGTTGAGGATGGCATTACACATTTACGCGGCTTCAAACAAATCATCATCCATCCTCGCTGTAAAGAAACAGCAAAAGAAGCCCGTCTCTACTCATATAAAACAGACCGGATCACCGGTGAAGTGCTGCCTGTTATTCAGGATGCAAACAACCACTGTTGGGATGCTGTTAGATATGGGCTTGATGGGTATATCACACAAAAATCTAACGCAGGTTTACTGGTTCCAAAAAGATTGCTGAGGCGATAATGCAAGAAAACATGAAACTAGCCGTCAATCACTTAGTGAATGATGCGATAGCTCGTGCCCGTATGGCCTTGGTCAATCCAACCATGGGGCTTGATGCTAAGCGATCATCTGCTTGGTGCGAATACGGATTCAAACAAGATTTAACGTTTGATGATTTATACAAACTATTTCGCCGTGGTGGGATTGCATACGGTGGGGTGACTAAATTAAGTGGCACGTGCTGGAAAACATCACCACAGGTTATCGAAGGTGAAAAATCAGATAAGTCTAAAGATGAAACTGATTGGGAAAAATCTTTCAAGAAAGCAATTAATAAGCGTATATGGAAAGAGTTTAAAGAAGCAGATCAGCGTCGTCTTGTTGGTCGCTATTCTGGGCTAATTCTTCACATCAATGACAATGGTAAATGGCACGAACCGGTTAAATCCTCCAAGCTTTTGAGAAAGGTCACTCCCGCATGGGCTAGCGCTATCAAACCTACTGAGTGGGTGACTGATATTAACTCGCCTGATTACGGTCAGCCGAAGATGTGGCAATACACCGAATCGCTACCGAATGGTGGGAGTAGGAGCATCAATATTCATCCTGACAGAGTATTCATCCTCGGTGACTACTCGATTGATGCTATTGGTTTCCTTGAGCCGGCATACAACGCATTTGTGAGCCTTGAAAAAGTCGAAGGCGGTTCTGGTGAGTCATTCCTAAAAAATGCAGCCAGACAGCTATCAGTTAACTTTGACAAAGAAGCTAAACTTGATGACTTAGCAAGAGCCTACGGTGTTGAGATGTCAGAGTTGCAGGAGATTTATAACGACGTTGCTAGAGAAATAAACATTGGCAATGATGCAGTTATGATCACTCAGGGCGCTAACGTTAACCCGTTAGTTACTGCTGTATCAGACCCAACGCCTACATATAACGTCAATCTTCAAACTGCCGCCGCAGCAATGGATATCCCATCAAAAATACTCGTCGGCATGCAAACTGGTGAAAGAGCTAGCACCGAAGACCAGAAGTATTTCAATTCACGCTGTCAGTCACGTAGGGAAAGTGAGCTCTCATTCGAAATAGAGGACTTCATTGACCACTTAACACGAATCAAAGTGCTAGACCCTGTACCAGATAAGATGGTTATTTGGGATGACTTAAACGAGCAATCAGCCACAGAGAAGCTCGATAGTGCAGAGAAGATGAGTCGTATTAATCAAACATCACTAGCAACTGGTGAGCCTGTATTTACTGTTGAGGAAATTAGAACAGCAGCAGGGCCCGACTACGAAACTGATGATAAGCCACCGCTAGGTGAATTCGATGAAAATCCAGAAGATACGAACCGCGATAAGGGCAGGAACGAAAGCAGATCCGACAGCGGTTGATAAATTAGAGCGCGGAGCAATGAAAGCATTTGCAAAGCGCATGAAAAAAGTATCACAAGGCTACATACGGCTACTCAATAGAATCCCATCCGAACCCGTAGTAAATAAAAAATACCAATTCGACCTAGACCCTAACTATCTTTCAATCATCTTGAGAGACGGCGAGCTCATGGTCGATGAAGTGTTATTGCAGGGTGGTGAATTCAATAACTTCTTTTTCAATGAGTACGTCAGCACAGCATATGAGCGAGGAACAGCGCAGGAGTATGCAAACTTAGCGCAGCAATCGACAGCATATGCCGCAACACAGCAAAGCGTAGCAACGATATTACTTAGTGAGCCCTATCAACTTCGGATGGCGTTAGTTCGCGCTCGTGTGTTTGAGGAAATGAAAGGGCTGTCAGCACAAGTCAAAGCTGATATGGCGCGCATTCTTACTGATGGTATAGCGAGGGGGTTAAGTCCTCGTGAAGTTGCTAGAAATCTGAACGAGCAATCAGGTATCGAAATTCGTCGCGCCAATCGAGTGGCCAGAACGGAAATCACCACGGCATTGCGTAGGGCAAGAATGGATGAGGCTGATGAGGCTAGTGAAATTCTCAATCTTGAAACTCGACAGGTCCACGTATCCGCACTGAGCCCAACAACTCGACCTAATCATGCATCACGCCATGGGAAGATATTTACCACTGACGAGCAGCGTGATTGGTGGGCTGTAGATGGTAATTCAATCAACTGCAAGTGTTCGACGGTGACTATTCTTACCGACAAAGAAGGTAGACCGTACAACGATACGTTACTCAATAAACTGAAAGAGGAAAAAGAAGCCATGAAAGAACGTGGTTACCAATGGGCGGAGGAATAACGATGCCGATTCAAGTAAACGTCACGACAAAGGTTAATAGCGCATCAATCAGGCGTGAAACTTACAACGGTCGTGAGCATATCATCATCCCAAGCTACACGCTGCCAGCAAACGTCATCATGAATGGCGAGTTCTACCCAGAAGCAGAGATACAAGCCAACTATCAAAGCATGGAAGGGACAATTGCCCCCCTAGGTCATCCAACCGTAGATGGACATTTTGTTTCTGCATTCTCACCGGAAGGGCTTAATCAAGGATTCGTTGGCGCGTGGAATAGAAACGTAAGCCTAAAAGGCAATCGTGTTTATTGTGAGAAATGGGTGGATGTAGAAAAGGCCATGGAATCATCTGGTGGTCAGAGGCTAATGGCGAAACTAACAGCTTTAGAGAAAGGTGAGTCATCAGACCCTATTTGGTCAAGTGTCGCCGTATTCAGAGAGCGAACAGAGGCGCCAAAAGAATTACAAGAACAGGGTGCTCAATGGGTAGTGAAAATTCACACTATTGATCATGACGCCATTTTGTTAGATGAGCCACCTGCGGCAGGGCCCGATAAAGGTGTTGGCCTGATGGTTAACGCTGACCAAGCCGTTTCACTAAAACCAAACTCTGGCGCGCTTATTGGTGAGTCTTATCGTGAGAAAGAGAACAGAATCGAACGAGCTGTAAAAGATAAGTTTGTCACAACCCAAGATGATTACGCATGGGTCGCTGACTTTACCGATTCTCAGCTTGTAATTGTTCGAAATGGTGGGAAGGCAGAGGTATTTGGTTACACAAATGAAGCCGGAAAAATACTCATTGATGACTCTGGTAGCCCTGTAGTTAGGCAGGAGTCATGGGTAGTTATAGCTGCTAACAAATTTAAATCACTATTTAGTAAACCGCAGGCAAGCCCTGCAACCAACAACAGCACGGAGGGCGACATGCCTTTAACTCAAGAAGAAAAGAAAGACTTAGTCGGCGATATCACACAGGCATTAGCGGCAAACTTTGCAGAGCAATTAAAGCCAATCAATGAAAAGGTTGATGCACTTCAAGTTAACCATCAGAAGTTAGAAGAATCACTAACCGCTAACCAACGCGCTGAAGAAACAGAAATGCGTAAAGAGGTAGCGGCTAAATATGGTGAAGTGGTTGCAAATTCACTGCAAGGCCAAGCGTTAATCGATATGCACAAGCAACTCGGTGAAACAGCATCATTAGCTGGGAACTCAGGCACTCAGCAAGAACAAGTTGGCGCACCAAACCCAGCGGAATACTTTAAAGGAGCTCAATAATGGCTACTAGTCGTTACCGCCGTGTAAATATTGACGGCAAATCAATTACAGAAACACGCGCAGCAAAGGCCAATGTATTACCCGGCACTTTCGTAGTTATTGATGCGGATGATGAATTTGCACAAGCGACAGCGTTAACGGGGCGCATCTACATTACCAATCCAGCGTATCACCAAGGCCTGACAATTCGCGATGCTATTCCTGCCGGCGACTCTGCTGTCGGTGAGTATGCGGAGGAAGGTCGAGAGCTTGCTTTATTGGTTCCAGCTGGCACTTACAAAAAAGACTCACCGATTAAATTAGGGTCTGACGGTCAAGGTGCTTTGGCAACTGCTGATACCGACTCGGTTATTGGCTACAGTCAAGATGAAGTAACTCTGTCTGGCGCGGATTTTATTCGTGTTCGCTTCCGTGTTGGCACTGTCGCCGCTGCATAATTAAAAGGAAAAACTATGTTTTATACTGCTGAAACTTTAGCAACAAATAACCGACTGCAACGTCAGTGGGAAGGATTGTGGGCGACACGTAATATTTACAACACGCAGCATAATCTGATGATTAACCAGTATCAGAACGTGATGGACGGTGAAACGTTAGCGGCAAACCAAGTTGGCGGCTTCTCTCGTGATTTTTGGGCTGAGATTGACCGTAACATTATCCAACTCCGCGACCAAGAGACAGGCATGGAAATCGTCAACGATTTAATGGGTCTGCAAACAGTGTTGCCGATTGGTAAAACCGCCAAGTTATACAATGTGGTTGGTGATATTGCTGAAGATGTATCAGTCAGCATTGATGGTCAGGCACCATATTCACATGACCACACTGAGTACGGTTCAGATGGTGACCCAATTCCAGTATTCACTGCTGGTTACGGTGTTAACTGGCGTCATGCGGCAGGCTTAAGTACTGTGGGGATCGACTTAGTATTAGACTCACAAACTGCGAAGATGCGTCAATTCAACAAGAAGGTAGTGAATTATTTCCTGAATGGCGATGACAAAATCAGTGTTGATGGCTACAAAGGTCAAGGTCTGAAAAACCATCGCAACACAGCGAAGATTGATTTAGGCACTTCTGGTGCAAATATCGACTTAACTACTGCTGATTTGCCAGCGCTGTTAGCATTCTTCGGCTTCAATGGTGCGTTTGGCCAGACTGCTTACAATAACAAAGTGGATGTTTACGATGTTATGTGGGTGAGTTACGAGGCATGGGGTAACCTGATTAAGCCTACAGTGGTTGCGGTTGGTGCGGGTGCAGGCAATAGCGTAGTGAATGGTCGTGTTATCGATACCTTGTTACCATATGCAGCCGTGAAAGAAATTCGCCCGACGTATGCGCTTAAAGGATCTGAGTTCATTGCGTATCAGCGCCGCAAAGATGTAGTGACTCCTTTAGTCGGTATGGCGACTGGCGTTGTTCCTAAGCCTCGCTTTATGCCACAGGACAACTACAACTTCCAAATCATGAGCGCGGCAGGTCTGCAAATCACTCGTGATGGTGAAGGTAAGTCTGGCGTGGTTTATGGCGCGAAACTGAGCTAAGGAGATAAAAATGGCTAAGTATGAAGTTATTATCCCTTGGCATGGTGTCGAAAAAGGTGATGTAGTTGATATTGAAAACCTTCACCCTGCGCTGAAGCCAAATGTGCGGAAGCTATCAATTGAGGCTGCTGAATTAGTCCCAGCCACACCGAAAGCCAAGTCGAAGAAAGACAAAGAAGAATAGCCGCGAAAGCGGTTTTTTTACGCCCTCGAAAGGGGGCTTTGCTTTGTGAGGTAATCATGATCACAAAAGAGCAAGCCAAAGAATACCTGACGGGGCAGGGAATAGAATTGCCTGATTTTATTCTCGACGCATTGATTGAGCAGGTAGGTAGTATTCAGGAGTGCCTTGATAAGCATTACTCATCGGCAACAGCGCTACTGATTCAGATGTATTTGCTTGCGCTGATGGCACTTGGTCAAGGTGATAAGTATATCAGCTCGCAATCAGCCCCTAACGGTGCGTCACGGTCATTTAGCTATCAATCCTTTGGTGATAGATGGAAAGCGGCTACATCGCTTCTGCGTGGCTTAGATAAGTACAGATGCGCTAATGGTCTAATCCCATCTGACCCAACTCAAACTGCACATGCTGGATTATGGATTGCTAAAGGTGGATGTATGTGTGGAGGTGGTAGATGAGTGCTACCGCTAACTGGTCATATACCGCACTAGCAACAATTTACCCTGTCATTCGTGGCGGTGGCAAATGGGATGACACAATCACCTATGGCGCTCCATATCTTATCGACTGCACATGGCAATCTAGCAATGAAGTTGTGAAGGATGATACAGGTAAAGAGTTTGTTACCAACAACGTATTTTACACTGAGCTGAAGCGTAACGGTGTAGATGTGCAAAAGCCAGAGCGCGGTTTCTACATTGCCAAAGGCGATACCACTTCTCAATCTGATCCTCGCAAAGTTGGCAATATTATCATCACCGTTAAAGAAGATGACATGAGCTTTTTCGGTGAAGAGCCTGATTATGAGATAAGGACGTGATATGGCTAAACGCTTGAGAGGGGTAAGTCAGGTTCGCAATAATGTTTCAAGATTTATTGAGCAAAGAAAAGTTTTAGCTGCTAGGGCTGTAACTTTAGCTGTTACGGTTGGTGAGGGATATGCTGTTTTATATACGCCAGTAGGTGAAACATCAAACTTAATCAATAACCGAACTCAGCGCTTGATAGAAAAAGGAACTGCTGTAACTGGAAGGTTAATATATTCAGCTGCATATGCTGCATACGTCCACGAAGCATCAGGGAAACTTAAAGGCAAGCCAAGAGCAGGAGAAAATAAAGGTAACTACTGGGATCCAAACGGAAGACCCAAGTTCCTTAAAATTGGTTTTGAAGAGGCTAAGACGGAGATAGACCAAACCGTTAAGGCGGTGATGAAAACATGATTATTGACGACTTTCTCGATTACTTGGAGCGCGGAAACCTGACTTCTGATTTCATTGTCCAAAGGCTTGAATGGAAAGAGCGGCCAGATGAAAAAATTCAGCAATATATTGTCATCCGTCCTGCCAGTGGCACTGGTCGTTATGGTGAGTTGAGTGCCGATGATTATGTCGATGTTATTATCGTTTCTGCACAAGATGCCCCAATTCCCGCATTAACTCGTGCTGATGAAATCCTCAAATATGTAGCTACAAACCCCGATGACTGCAATCTGAATTCAGTTTACAACATGGGCGGGCTGCCTTCTGGCATTGTAACCACGGAAAACCGAACGATATTCAGGCTCTCATTCCGCTGCTTATCATAAACAAACAAATCTCAAACTAGGTCGCCAATGTGCGGCCTTTTTTATTTTCTATAGAAAGAGGTAAACACATGGCAGATTGCCCAGTACAAACCAACAAACTGATTGGACGTAATGCGATTATTCGTATTGCAAAAGGTTGCCCCGATCAGGTGCCAGATCAAATTGATTTCAAACGCATCGGCGCTATCACAACCAAGTCTTTCGATTTATCCCCAAACGCTATCACTTCTGAAGCTGATGACACCAAAGGCTTAATTGAAAATATCGTTACTAATATGGATCTGACTATCTCATTCGATGGCGAGTACCGTAAGCGTGACAAAGATAGCGACTTTGGGCCATTGAAGTTACTCCAAGAAATCCCGAAAGAAGTGCAGCTTGGCCGTCAGCCAGCTTACTGGGTTCAAATGGACTTCACCGGGGAAGATAGCATCGTGCTACAAGGTTATTTCGTATTCACGTCTTGGTCTTCTGAGTTTCCGGCGTCTGAAATCGCCACATATTCCGGCGAATTAAAAGTATCTGATGCCGATTCGGTTGAATGGCTTGTCGAAGAAGTTCCAGTGACTAGCGTAGCGGTTACGCCAACAACGCTAAGCGTAAAAGAAGGTGAAACGGGCACGTTTACAGTTAACTTTACGCCAACAGATGCGACTAATAAGAACTACACGGTTGTAAGTGATAAGACCAACTTTGCAACAGTTAGTAAGTTGGTGAATGTTGTCACTGTCACAGGTGTAGCGGCAGGAACAGCAAACGTAACAGTCACATCTGAAGATGGTACAAAAACAGCTAAGTGCGTAGTCACTGTCACAGCTGCTTAATATTACAAAGGGTGCTTACGAGTACCCTTGATAATATTCAGGGGGAAATATGACAGCAAGAAAGGAATATGGCGAATTCACAATATCAACGCCTGATAAAGATTATTTGTTTAGACCATCATTTGATGCAATGACGAAAATAGGAACGCCAGAGCAGATTGTTGATGCATTTACTTTGCTAAGCGGTGCAGAAGTTCAAATGTTAATTGCTCGTGCTATACAGGCTTATGGAGTAGTTCCTGAGTGGCTATTTAAAGCATTAAAAAAGCCAACGTATGGGCGCAGTGTTTTATCAACTTCAATGATGGTAATGCAAGCTTGCTGTAATGATGATTGCGATGAGCTGATCGGCGAGTGGAAGCCCAGTAAAAATGGTGTTACCTATAAGCTAGGCAAGATGCCAATAACAGATATCATCGTGTTAGCTCGTGAGTTAATGACCCACGGCATTATCGGTAAGGCTAAAGTTAGAAAGCTTCAGCGCAATGAAGGCAAAAACGAATTTACCGATAGCTTCAATGCTATCGAATATATTACCGCTGCACGGGCTCATTTCGGTGTGAATCGAGAGGAAGCAGAGCAATTGACAATGACCGAGTTCGTAATGATGTTAAAAGCCAAGTATCCAGACGAGAAAGGTTTCACTCGTGAAGAATACGACGAGATCATGAAAGCAGATGACCAGCGCAATGATGAGCTGGCGACAGGTAAACGTAGACTTGTGAGTCGGAAGTAGCTTTGCGGCTACTTCTTAATCCCTAATTTTTCCTTAACGACTTCCATCTCTCGTTCAAGCTGGAATATGCGCTCAGCCGCATCGGAGATCGTTAAAACTTCAACATGAGAATTACGCAGTATCCAATATTCGATAGCTGCGACCATTTCCTGATTGGCTGACCGATTATTAAATTCAGCTAATTCTTGAATTCTATCTTTTAAATCAGTCGGTAATCTGAGGTTAACCTGCGGATGCTTATATTTTCTTTCCATGCCACCTATCCTCAAAAACTCTCATTCTAGATAGGTGTTTTTTAGGTATCAATGCGTACCAAGTAGGTATCATTGTATATGCATACAGTGGTTTGGCGCTATGGCTGCATTCTACGAGTTATTTTTATGTAGATGTGGATTGTGGTAATCTCGCGGGGCGCGAATTATACGAGCGTCAATGTAAAATACAAGCAAAACTGTTGACTTAATGAAACTTAACTTTCATTATAACCGCAGTTGTTTTATCAATTTAATAAATTTTATTAAGCATAAATAAAAGGGGGGCGTATGACAGTTAGTATGTTGAAACTCATGTTAAGAGCGATAACCTCTCCTGCTTCTATAGTAAAGGGAACTATTACCGATCTAGAGCAAGACACAAAAAAACAAGAGGTTAACACTAAAGATAAGTTTTTTGTGAATCCAGACGGTTCTATTTCGCTCAACCCTCATAGTGAAGCCGTGCAAAAGGCCTTCGCTGCTAACATAGAGAAATTAAAGCCAAGCAAAAAGGATTGATTACCTGTGTGGGCGTTAATAATTGTCTTTGTTTTAATATGTGGGTATATATATGTCGATACCCACATTCCTTCTAGGTATAAATTAAATAAATCAGTAGGGTGGAACGCTTACTTTTGCGTTGGAGCTAGAGGTGGATATTTTCTGATTTTAGGACTAATTCTTACTGGTGTAGTTGTATTTTATCTCTATACGATACAATTTATTTTTAATTTTCCTCTCTATGTTGGTGCAGATTACTCCCCATTCACTTTCTCGGAAGATTTACTTAAGAAAAGAATGTTTGGTATGAGTTACTTTTCTTTACTGTGCCTTGGGTGTACTGCTTTTGTAAGCATATCGCAAACATATACAGTAAAAAATGAAAATGATACATTGCAAGCGCGTATAGATGCCTTTAGGGAAATAGCAAAGGATAGCGCTATTGAGAAAATACTTCTTGATTCTCTTGATAGAATGGAAGATGGCTTGATGCTATTAATCTCTCTTAAATCAAGAAAAGTTTATGTTGGAATGCTTGATATAGCTAGATTTGATGGGCTTGACACTAACACTCTTGTGATTATACCAGTCATGTCAGGCTATCGAGATAAGGACACCATGACTTTTATAGTAGAGCATAACTATACAGATCACTATGATAAAGAAGGAATAACTTTAACATCAGAACCATTGTCTGTATTTCATTTCAGGCATGTTTTGCCATTTGATCAGATAGAGTCGTTATCGTTATTTAATACTAATACGTATAAAAAATTTCAAGAATCAATAAAAGAAAAAGAAAAAGAAAAAGAAAAAGAAACAAATTCAAACTAACCCACTCCGGTGGGTTTTTTATTGCCTGAATCTAGCCCGTCCTTGGGCTGGGTGGTTAAGCTGGTAACTTATCTAAGTTATCGCCTTTTATTTCGTGAATCGCCCAATCAAGATGAAACAGAATATCTGTCATGTGCTCAGTCATTGATCCTGTATGTTGGTATCCAAGTTGTTTGAGGGAGTCTTTAAGCCCATTATTCCAGTGTTCTTTCATCGCTCGAATATGAATCACCGCGCCTTCTAGCGTATGGATGGTTTTATGTTTATTGAACTTTGGCATAGGCAACGCATCTTGCTTAGGAATATACTCACCTTCCATCACTAGCTTGTGAACATACTCAACCGCCATCGGTATCTGATCGGCTGTTAGCTCGTCAATCCCGCTAACATTAAATTTTTGATGTACTAGTGAATATGCTTCTGGGTACATAATGCCCTTTTTGCTCACTAGTAGATTAACAGCGTTCTTTAATGGGTTGCGTTCCTGAACCGTTGATTTGTGTTTAGCCTTAACTTCGCCAGTAGTCCAATACTCATAGAGTACGTCGTCACATTCTTCTTGATACTGGATTACTTTATCGCGGATTTCAGGCTTAACTTTGTTTGGGCTGATAGTATGAAGCCAGCCAGTTAGTTTGCGGAGGGCTAAGCAAATCATTGATTGGTCGCCGCCTTTTGTAGGTATAGACATTTCCTCTATACCTTTAGAAAAACGCTGAGTTAGTTTTCTGTATTGCCCCATCCAATCTAAACCCATTCCTTCAACAATAGGTTTCATTGGTACATATGGCTGACCGTTGTGATTCACGATGAATAAGTTATCACCGTGGAAAGGTACGTTAATTGTTGATATAGTATTCATAGTTCGTTTCTCTCTAGGTTTCGGACTAAACTTGAGACCTCGACTGTTAGCGCAGTTGGGGTCTCTCTATTTTTACTCATTGGTTTTTACCTTATCTTTTAAATATTCCATCACAATTCTGTGAACTTCATTATTTAAAGATCTTCCGTTTTTCTCTGCCCACTGCTTAACTAGTTCAATGTCCTTTTCAGGCCAACGAAAGTTGAGTTGTGGTAGTTTTCTAGCTCCTTTCATTTGGTCTCCAAATGTATCACGGTGGTCTTATTGAAGTTATACTATCACGGTAATATCATGTCAATAAAATTTAACTAGGATTTTGACATGGCTAGAGATGACCCGCAGTTCAATTTCAGAATGACTTATGAGACAAAAGAAAAGCTAAAACAAAGAGCCAAGATGAATGGCAGGTCAATAAATGCTGAGTTAATGCAGATATTAGTTGATGCATTAGAAAAACCTACACCGATATCTGGTTATCGAAACGATGCTGAAAAATTGGCAGACCATCAGGCTGAAGAGTTTAAGAAAGTAGTTTTTAACACCCTGCTTAGAATTTATGAAAAGGATGGTGTTAAATGAAAGGCATGAGAGGCTTAACGCCTATGGGCGTTAGAATACCTGATGATTTAAAAGAAAAAATTCAAAAGAGAGCGCTTAAAAATGGTCGCTCTATGAACTCGGAAATAATAATGATCCTGCAGGAAGCTGTAGACGAAGAAAGAAAACCTAAGAACATAGACGAACTAGCCAACTTAGAATCAGATAAGTTCAAAGAGCTATTCATGGAAACCGTCAAGAAGATGTATGAGGGTAAATCATGAGCGATGAAGAAATAAGCAAAGAAGAGCGAATGCATCGCGATGATAGGTTAAAGTTACTAACTATATTTGAACAGGTTACAGATAAAGTTTTCGATAGCTTCCTCAGGTCTCAAGGCGTTGATGACGTAAAATGCTTTGTATGTGGTAACGGTAAAATGGGCTTCCCTAAAAGAGGTAGGGATGGTGAGGATGTTTATCATTTAATCCCAACTAAGACCGTGTTTCCAGAAAGTGAGAATGAATTTAGTTTGGTCAACTATAAATATAGAGCTATATGTCGGCATTGTGGGCACGAAATGTATTTTAATGCCTATCCAGTTATTAAGTGGGCTGGGATCCTTGAAAAGTTAAAGGATGACAATAATGAGCAATGTTAGTTATATACATAAAGATTTTGAAGCGCTTGACGGAAGTGAGAGCGGTCTTAAATTCAATGGCGGCAGTGGTGGAGGTGGTGATATGGAGTCACGAATAACAAAGTTAGAATATGATGTCAGTGATATCAAAAGCACTCTCACTGATATAAAAGCTGATATGAATACAGCGAAATCAGATATCGGAACACTGAAAACAGATGTAGCGGTCATTAAATCAAACTACGCAAAAAAAGAAGATGTAGTTTCATCAGCTAATAAAATAATCCTATGGGTGGCTGGCGTTGTAGTTTTCTCTCAGGTCGTTCCTGCTATGCCTAAAATCATAGAGGCTATTGGTAAGCTTGTTGGTTGAGCTGCTAATTTGCTCCCAATTGCAGCGCTAAGAAACTAGACTGATGAAAAACTGAGGTGAGGGTGGGATGAAAGTTGAGCGGTTTCATACCAGTAAAGATGGGAAAGTATCACTATTTTCGCTTAACGATGAATTTCTTACAGGTGTTCCATCATGTAACAAGCAGTGGTTTGTTTGTACGTCAAAAAATGACAAAGAGAACTCTAGGTGGGACAACAGAATTACTCTAGTTTTAAATGATGTTGTACAGCTAATAATGGATGCTCCGCAAGGTCATTGCTATAAGGTTTATGCTATAGCGACAAATGGTATATTTCTGTTTTCGCTGCATAACAAAGACGATAACTCTATAGTCGCAATTGTGGTTGCAGATAAACACGGCAAGGTTCTGTATAGAATGAATTGCACTGCTTTGATGATGAGTGCAGACATATCGGAATTCGGTAAATTTGCCGTATTGTCTATTGCTAGAAGTAAAGATAAGGCAAACAAATACGCTGGGAAAATATTAGTTATTAATGTCGGTGATTCAGAGATCATCAAATCGACTAGTAATCAGATTGGAAATTTATACTTCTCATCAGTAAATATATTTGAGCCTAATGGCGATGTGCTGGCTTTTTATCAAGGGAATGCCAGTAAAGTTGAATTTTATTAGTAGGTATACAATGAAAAGAATATTACTAGTTGCCGCATTGTTAGCTCTGGCTGGGTGTGAAGGAGAGCAGAATAAATTTGATGGAACGTATTCTTGTAAAGTATCTAATTCACTAAATAATAAATCTATAGATAGTAAAAGTGATTATGTATTTCCTGTGGATGCAACTGAAGCAAAATTAACATTTAAAGCGCCAATAATGACTATTCATGGTATGAAAAATGGTGATTATGTCAGTCACGAAATGAAAGAAATTAAAAATGACAATAAAGTCAGCTTCATTTATCAAAATGATGGAATTCTCGAAACATTTACGCCAGATAGCGGTGCCGCCATTGCGATTGATGGCACAGGGAATGTAAAAGCTACCACACAAGCATTTTCCGATTGCGTGAAGAATTAACAGATCATACAAACCAATTTTATGCATAGGCCCTGTCAAATTGACGGGGCTTTTTTTTCTAGAGGAAAATAATTATGTCAGAAAGCCAATCAGTAGGCGGTATTCACTACGATGTAAGCATGGAAATTAAAGAGTTACTTGTCGGTGAGAAGCAAGTTAACAAAGTGATGGATAACGTAGAGAAAAGCACAGATAAAGCAACAAATTCACTAAATAAGCTAGATAAAGTTGCGTCTCAAGTAGGCGTAGCTATGAAAATGCCAGAGGTAAATAAGTTATCGCGAGACATGGCTCAACTATCTGGAAAGATAGGCGCAAACTCTGCCGCTACAGATAAAGCTGTGCAAGTTAACAGTAAATTTACTGGTGTGCTGAGTACCGCGTCTGGCGCAATAGGTGCTGGGTACGTTGGAAACATTGGCAGTGCTACTGAGTCTTTAATAAAGCACACTCAAGCAGCTATCAATGCAACAGCAGAGGAAGTGAAGAATGCCGAGGCGATGCAAAAACAAGCTCAAGCATACCAAGCTGAGGCTTCACAGCTTATCTTGGCAACACAAGAGAAAAGGAAAAGCGCGGAAGAATCGATAAAACTAGCTCAATCCGAATTACAGATCGCGGGTGCTTTAGCTGATAAAAAAACAGCACACATAGAATCACTTGAGGCTTTGCATAAGGAGCAGCAATATCAACTAAGACAAGCTGAATTGGCGCATGAAGCAATTGGAAATGAAAAGACATTAGCAGAGGTCGTTAAAGCCAGAAGTGCAGCTCAGAGAACTCAAAATCAAATAGAGAAGCAATCCACTGCGATAGCTCAAGAGGTTTGGAAAGCTGAAGATAAAGTAAAATCAGCAAAAGAGGCGCATAAAAAAGCCACTATAGAATTAACTCAGGCTGAAGCTCTAGAAAAACAAGCAAAAGTAACTGCTACCGAAGCAGAAGAAGCTGTAACTGCGGCTAGAAACAGAGCAACTGCGGCTACAAAAGCCCAAGCGGTAGCAATGACAGGTCTGAAAAGTGTAATGGCTCTGTTTGGTGGACCTGCCGGTATTTTACTTCTTGCGGCCGCTGGGGTTTACGCACTATATCAGGCAATGGGTAATAACTCATCAATTGATGATTATAAGAATAAAGTTAGTGAGGCAATACAAAAGGTTGATGAGCTAACTCAAAGCCAAGCTAAAGCGGCTGCTAATCAGGCTAAACTTGCTATAAAAATAGATACGGAGTCTTTAGATAAAGCTGCGAAGAGAATCAAGGAAGTTCAAGCAACCATTAAATACATGGAAGAAAATCCTTTTGAGTGGATGCAAAACGCAGGGGCAATGGCTTTTACATACGAAAGTAGGCTTGCAAGTCTAAAGGATAAGCTAGATGAGTTGAGAGGGGACTATGACACATATTCAGGAAGTGTTGATAATCTTGCCACCCAACAGGATAAACTAAATAAAGCATCAGAAGCAGGTCCAATAGCCACTGGAGATGCGGCTAAATCTGTAAAAATACTAAAATCAGAATATAGTTCACTTGCTGACCAACACGCAGTATTAAATGAGTTATTTTTAAATGGGGCTCAAGCTGCTGAGTTAATGGCTTATAAGTTGAATCTTGAAAACAAATATGCAGAGCAAGGCATTGCTATAACTGATGATATAAAGCGGTCCATTGATGATGCTGTCGCCTCCAAAAAGCAGTTAATGGAAACACAAGGATCTGCTAATTTAAAACAGCAATTGGACAGCATAAAAACTAACGTTGAAGCATTGAAGATTGAGTACCAACAAGGAGCTAAAGCCGCTGCTATTTTCAGGGCGGAGCAATTTTTATCTAAACAAGATGGTTTAGATCCAAAGATTGCCAAAGAATATATTGAAGGCGTCAAGCAGCAATATGAATGGCAAGGAAAAGTTAATACTAAAAACAAAGAATTGTCTTCTAGTCTTAAAAATTCTAAAAAAGACATGGAGCAAGTAACAAACGCAATTAAACGACAAAAAGACGAAATCGAACGCCTGAATAAAGGTTACGAAGAAGGATCTAAGCAATTAGCGCAATATGACGCTAGTAAGGCGTTAGGTGATAAGGCAAGTCCTAAACAAATAGCAGAAGCCGAGCGTTTAGCTGGTGAATTGTACGATATTCAGCAACGACTAACGGACAAACGAGCGGCGCTAGAAGCTAATGTTATCGCCAAAGCTGAAAAACTGAAAACTGATGAATTAGCACAGATAGAAAGGCAACTGAAAGCGGGTGATATTTCCTTCGAGGAATCACAGCGCCGTAGGCTGGAAATCGCATCTGAATACGCCACTAAAATTGCAGAGGCCACAGCCAATAACATCATCACGCCAGTAGCAGAAAACCGCGCCAAGGTTGACCCAATTCAAGCATTAGCCAATGAAAACACACGTAAGCTCGCAATGATGAAAGAGTATTACGATCAAGAGCAGAAGCTTCTCAGTGATTCATACGCAACTCAGCAAATAACTCATGAGCAATTTACAGCCGCTAAATCCGCAACAGATATGCAATATCACATGCTGCTCACAGCAATGGATAAGCAGTATCAGGAGCAGCAAACAGCGGCACAATGGGAGTTGATGCGTAATCAGTCATTAAGTTATGAAATGATGGCTTCAGCGGTTGATTCTTTCGCTGGCAATGCTTCAAACGTTATTACTGGGTTAATGACAGGAACTATGTCGGCGGCTGATGCTATGCGATCACTGGGTAACACAATGCTAAACAGTGTCGTTAACTCGCTTGTTCAGGTTGGCGTTGAGATGCTGAAAAACTTCATCATTGGTCAGACTATAGGTAATGCTGCCGCTGGCGCATCCGCTGCTCAAGCAACGCTAGTCGCTACCGCATGGGCTCCTGCTGCTGCTTTATCATCACTAGCAACAATGGGCGCAAATGCGGCTGCTGCTAACTCTGCCATTGTTGGTACCGTTGGTGTTGCTAAGGGCATGGCTATTGCTGGCGCAAGATACAACGGTGGTCCAGTAGGTGCGGGGCAGATGTATCAAGTCGGTGAGCATGGCAAACCTGAAATCTTCAAAGCCAGCACCGGAAAGCAATACATGATCCCCGGTGACAATGGGCGAGTTATATCGAATAAGGACATGCAGGGGAGTGGCAAAGGGTTAAATGTGAATGTTGTATTTAATGACTATTCTTCAGGGGGGCATCAGTTCGAGGCTCAGGCATCGCAAAATGGTGACACTTTGACGGTTCAGGCGTTCTTAACCGATATGCATGAAAAGGGCCCTATGCATCGTTCAATAACTCAAAACACCACAGCAACTACCAGACTGTAAAGGCTCTCTATGGAAATAATCGATTACCCTGAATGGTTCCCGTTACCACAAAAAGCGGATAAGAACATGACGTTTGATACTGGGTTTCGAACGGATCAGCCGCAAGTTGGTGCTCCGATATTCCAGAAGCTAACGGATGACATTAAAACGGTTTGGAATGTTAAGTGGATATTCCAGCTAGGTGAGGAAAGGGCTTTTCAGCAATGGTTGAGAAGCCCTAATTATTTGGACAACTGCACTAAGTGGTTCAGGATGCCGATTAATCTTGGCGGTTCTGGGCTGCAACCGCAGGAGCTTCACTTTGTTAGCTACCCTGTGCAAACGTCGATTAATGGCAGTGTGGTTACTTGGACGGGATCTGTTATCTGTCGCAAGTTATTTAACGAAGATGACGAGTTTGGCGATTTAATTGTTGAGATACCGCCGAGAGATTGGGGCTTGCTTGATATCGTTGTCACCGAGCGCTTACCACGATGCAAGGGGGGCGAATGAAGCTAAGAGAGTACAGAGCGCAACGACCGATGCGCACATTCTACGAAACTATCCAGTTCTATCACCCATCATTCGGAAAAATTCATTTAGTCAGCTTGCAGATAGATCCTAAAGTATTGGGCGGCGTTGAGTATCAGCCGTGTAACTTTGAACTCGCTGAAAGCCAGCAGAGTAAAACGCCGATTATTGATGCTTCGGTTAAGTTTAGTCGAGTCGCACAGGACTTTAAGCAGCAACTGAAATTATGGCGGTCAAGTGCTCGAATGAAGCCAATTATCGCAACGTTCAGGCTATTTGATTCCGCTGATAAAGATAACCCGATAAGTGAATGGTCGCTGTACGTAAAAGACTGCTCACTTGATGCCGAATCCGTCACTGTTACGCTGTCGATGAATAACCCGCTGAATAAGAACGTCGGTCAAATATATACGATGGAAGAATTCACAGGCTTGGAGACGGTTTAATGACGAAATTAGAGTTTATAAATCTGATGATAGGCAAGCCATGGAAGAATCGTGCGTGTACGTTTGAGGCGTGTGATTGTTGGGCGCTTGTCGTTCTGTATTACCGCCATGTTCTCAACATCGAAATTCATCACGATGCCGGTTACGAATCGGACCATGATTTTGTAACCTGCTATGAGAATGAAGTCGAATTTTGGCAGCGCACAGAGCACCCAGTAGATGACGGGATATTCATTGGTTATCTCGGCTCTCAGCCAGCGCACATAGGCTTAATTGTCGACGGTAAAGCATTTCATAGTCGAGGCGAGAATGGGGCTGTGCGTATGGATAGGCTCATTGTGCTTGAAAAGAAATTCACGAAATTGGAGTTTATGAAATATGCCGATAGTTGAAATTCAGCGAGTGGCCGGAACACCTAAAGAAAGAGTCGATTTAACAGTCGGCTCTTTTTTTTATAGCGATTTTCTAGTGCATCAGCAGTTGCATACCGATGCGATGATTATCGTTAACGGTCGAGAGCTGCGAGACGATGATGAGTTAGATTTCGAGATAGTACCGACTCACTTTATTCAAGTGTTCGACCAACCGAAAGGCGTTATCGGCGATATCTTGAATCCAGTGTTCAACTTGGTTACGAAAGTATTCTCGTTTCTTGCACCGAAAACACCGTCATTTTCTGCGGCTGAGTCGAATGTCAAAGACAGCCCTAACAATAGGCTCACAGGACAAACAAACGTTGCTCGAGCATATCAAGCAAGGCCAGAGATTCATGGCCAAGTAAGGGCATTCCCTGACCTTATCCAGCAATCCATGTTTGAGTATAGCAATAACCTTAAGACAGTAATCGAGTGGTTAAACATCGGTATTGGCGAATATAAAACGGAAAGCATCCGCTTTGCTGAGTCTGATTTCACGGCGATGGCAGGTGCGAACTATAAGATATATAAGCCAAAAGAGGTTATCCCATTAATTAATGAAGGTTTTGAGTTCCCTGATATTGACGGGCAAGAATTGCCGGGCCCCAATGAAAGTAAAGATATCCCGCAGCAAACAGCGACAGCAAAAGAGGTCGTTTCAGGTGAGATAAAAGGCGGTGAAGCTGCGATTAAAATCGTTAAGCAAGATGAGTTTGAATACTTTTATGAGCTAACAAAACCGCGCTCTATCTCAATGACAGTTAACGTTAGTTACGACACACCTCAAGGCACGGTAAATACTGATGTAAAAATAGATGCTCAGTTAACGGGTGCAAATGTTAGTGATGACGGTTCGTTAATAAACCAAGTCGAGTATTACGAATTTTTCTTCGGCAATCTCTCTGGCTCAGATCTAGCAAAGTTACCATCAAATGCAGTAGTAAATACGACGAAGTTCATTCTGTATGACAATCAGTTTTTAACAGTTGGCCCATTCTTTTCGCCTGTCGATGGTGACCAGATGTGGATCCACTTACAAGCGCAATTAGGCGGCGGCGATAACTGCAATGCAACTGTTGAAATCTGGAAGATAAGCACTGATAACGAGGAAATAGCGGGCACTCGTCAAAGCTTCAATACTGCACTGAGCGCTAACAATGGCGCACGGGTTTATTACAAAACTGATAAGGTGGCACTTAACTCAGGTCGTGGGCGCTACGCTGTACAGCTCACTCGACGCAATAACAGCAGCGACCAAAGCATAATGAAAATCGAAAACGCTCACATTGTCCGAGTTCGTGAGAGTGTCGTTTTTGAGAATGACACGATTGTTAATGTATCAGTGAGAGCGACCGAAGCCCCGACAGGAGCAAGAGAGCGCAAATATAATCTATTGGCCACACGTATGGTTATTTCGTATGACCGAGTATCAAAGCAAGTTGATTATACGCTCAGGCCATCGCGAAGTTTTGCTGATGCAGTTTTGCACACTTGGCTGATTACCGCTGGAGAAAGTGAGAGAAATATCGACATCGACGGCCTCTATCGAATTTACGATAGTTTGCCAGATGAGCGTCTAGGATATTTTGATTTCACCTTTGACGATGAGGATATTTCATTAGGGCAGCGCATAGAAACTATCTGCAATGCCGCCCGAGTGACTGCCTATTTCGATAATGCGGTACTTACATTCTCCCGTGAGCAATCCAGCGAGTTTCCGATGACTACATTCAATCGGTCAAACATCACAGGTAACGACATGAAAATATCGTATGACATGTCGATGCCGAGTGGATATGACGGAATCGAATTGGAGTATGTCGAACCGGTGCGCAACAAAAAGGACTATATCCGCTATCGAGTTGATGAGAATGGCATTACTGAAGGGTTATCACGCACGCCGAATAAGATAGTTTTGCAGGGCTGTAGAAATCGTTATCAAGCGTTGGATCGGGCGATGCTCGAAGCTAATCGACTCATTCACCAGCGAACAAGCATCAGCCTGACGACACTTGCAGACGGTGGGAATGTGTACCCTAGCGACATGGTGTTGATTGCTGATACTTATGATTCAAATCAACAGGCTGGTTACATCACTGAGCGAAACGGGGAAGTATTCACGACCAGTGAGAAAATCAAATTTGACCATGATATGTGGGTGTATCTCACTGATTCGATGGGTTACACAACGCAGAAGTTTAAAGCGGAGCCTAGACAAGACACTGAATTCGGCTTTATCGCAAGGGCACCAGAAGATATAGCGCTCAATTTATACGATGGGAATCGAGTGCAGTCACCTTCACGGTACGTTATCGCCACTTCCACTGAGCTAGAAATGACTAAGTGGGTAATAACAGACAAGCGCCCGATGGGTGGCGAACGCTACACCATAACCGCAACCGAATACTTCGACGCGAAAGCCGACTACAACGCATAACAGTAATCATTAACCAACAAGCCAGCCATAGAGCTGGCTTTTTTATTGGAAAAATTAAGCATGAGAGAAGTCAAACCAACACAAAAGCCAGTACCTTCATCTGATATCAAAGACCTTTTCTTTAACTCGGGATTGCTTGATATATGGACTACATCGTTAGAACCAAAATACATTGACCGTTTTGGTAATTGCCACTTAACAGCAGCGGGCATGGAGTGGATTTTTAACGAGCTGGTCGAGAAATTCAAAGTGGATATGAACACCGCCATTATTACTGCGGGATATATCACTGTCGATAGCTTTCAGCGGGGGGCTGATTTACCAAATAATGAATTAACTCAGCGCAATCATATACTGCGCGATGAAACAACGGGTGAATACTACCGTTGGGATGGCGACTTACCTAAACAAGTTCCAGCAGGATCAACTCCGCAATCAACTGGCGGTATTGGTAAAGGTGCTTGGGTTAGTGTTGGTGATGCTAGCTTAAGGTGGGAGCTGCCAAAACTTACTGGAGGTATTGCAGGATATCAATCAAGTAATGTAAATAGCATGTTGCAAGGTTTGACTACTGCTAGGAATGTCATTGCACTAAAAGTCGGTCAGATATGGTCGAGCGGGGGGACTAAATGGGAGCTTGCTAGTGAAAGCACGCCTATATCAACCAGTAATTTCAGGGCATTTAGTGCGGTGTACATTGTTGATTATGCAGACCTAGTAGTTGATGATGATTGGAGCTATGCTGTTCAGGAGGCAGTAGATAAGCATAGTGAAGTAATTCTTCCTCCATTCGAAATTATTTTTAAACGCCCGGTTAATATCACAAAAAACAGAGCATCAATAAGCGCAATAAATGGGGCAACTACAATCACTCTTGATGGTGTTTCAGATGGCGCATTCAGACCAGCATCAAATTTTACAGCAGAAGTGGTGGAAATTAGCGGGGTCACCTTCCAGTCTAAGCAGGGAGGGGTTGGTGCGGGTATCTACTCTCCTCCTGATGTGTATTTGTCGCATTGGGATATCCATCACTGCGTCTTTAGCCAGTCACTAAGATACGGTATCTTTGCAAATACAGTGGGATGCACAATACGTCATAATGACTTTGGTAAGTCATCAACTGGGAGTAATATTTTCGCGCCCATCGTCCAGAATGGGCAGCCTATCGGGCAGCAACCGGAATTAAACCCAAACGCAAACCGAATATACGACAACTGGATTAAACGCGCATCTAACGTTGAGTATGCAGTAGAGTTGGGTTGGGGTGTTATGAATATTGTGCGGGATAACTTATTTGAGCAGAATAATGTAACTGTAGGTACAATTTTGTGTGATGGGGCGTTCTACCCTAAATTTAATGGTAATTACTTTGAGAGAAACGCTGGGTCATGTTTAGTTAAATTTAGGGATTCGGCGGCGGGCGGTAGATCTGTTCATTTTGTTAACTTTAATGATAACTACATTAAATGTGACTCTGGCTTCCCCTCTGAAACTATACTTGATTTCGAGGGTTGTTCTACAGATGCTTATTCATTTGATGGGATATTGGTAGCCAATACGCCACCTACGATGAAAGGGTTGATTAAGGGAAGAGGTGGTGAATACGATGATGTAAGTAAATGCTCCTCTTGTGAGGGTTTACATGTGACCGGAGCGTTAAAAACACCATTCGTAGGTAGAACTAAGTTCATCCACAACACATACAGGAACTACGCTGGGGAGACGAGACTAATCGGCGAGCGACCAAAATTCATATTATCTAATACAACAGGAAACACTGAGGCTGCGTTAGCTAGTTTTGGAGCTAGTAGCGTTAGATTAGAAGTGCCCAAGGATGGCAATGTTGTCATACAATCAGGTGGGGTCGATAAGTGGGAATTCAGAGCTGACGGGACATTCAGGCCTGTCGCGGATGGTGATTCGAATATAGGATCGGCATCTAATAGGGTTAGAAGTCTTTATTTGGTAAATAATCCTACTGTGACATCAGATAGGAATCTAAAAGCATCTATAGAATCAGTACCGGATGTACTTATTGATCCGCTACTCGAAATCATTGACAGCATCAAACTGTGGAAATGGATCAGCTCAGTCAAGGAAAAAGGAGATAACGCAAGAAATCACGCGGGTATTATTGCTCAGGATGTTTACGCAATTTTTGCTCGTCACAATATTGATGCTTTTGAGTATGGATTCATTGGCAGGGACAAGGCAGATGATGGTGAGATTTGGAGTGTAAGAGCTTCAGAGCTTCAGTGGCTGTGCCTGTGGGCTATAGGAAAAAGGCAAAAGAGGATAGAGCAGCACTTAGGTTTAGCAAACTAA